CCATAACTTGATTGTCAGAGGTCATCATCTCCTTTATATCAGCAATTACATCTTCTCCAGATTTTAGAACCAAAATTTTAATGGTCATAATTTCTTTACACCTCGTTACTAATTATATCACCAATGACCCAAGAACGCAACCCATTTCTATAAATGAAGTCTTGAATACTATCCACTCTATCTGAAGGAATAACCAAACAGTAACCAATACCAAGATTAAATACTCTTTTCATTTCCTCCTCTGGTATTTCACCAGCAAGCATAATCTTACTAAAAATTTCTGGCATTCTCCAAGAATTATAATCAACATGTGCAGTTAATCCATCTGGAATACAACGTGGTAGATTCTCTGGAATACCACCACCTGTAATATGTGCCATACCATAGATAGGAAAATTATCTAATAGTTTATTTACTAAAGATGCATAGATTGTAGTAGCAGTGAGAAGTTCTGGTGTATCTCTAAAAGATATCTTTTGTCTCCATAGCATATCATTAATAAGACTATATCCATTACTATGCAATCCACTACTTGCTAAACCAATTATCTTATCACCTGGTTGAATTCCTCTACCATCAATTATTACTGATTCTTCTACAACACCTACACAAAATCCTGCTAGATCATAACCTTTAGAAAATCTACCATGTTCAGCAGTCTCTCCACCAAGTAAAGAACAACCAGATTGCCTACATCCTTCTGCTATACCAGAAACTAATTGCTCTAATCGATCATTATCTAGTTTAGGACAAGAGATATAATCTAAAAAGAATAATGGTTCTGCACCAGATGTTATAACATCATTAACACACATAGCAACAAGATCAATTCCAAGCACAAAGTATGCTGATGGATCATGTGTAATGGTTGCCATATTCATTTTAGTTCCTACACCATCAGTTCCAGAAACTAATATTGGTTTTTTATATCCTTCAGGAATTCTAATTTGACCGTTAAAACCACCAAATCCACCCATGACTTCAGATCGATGGGTGGATTTTACGGTAGATTCAATATGATCCACAAAAGCATTTCCTGCTTCTATGTCAACACCAGAATCTCTATAATTCATCATGTAAAAATAATCATACAATAATCATATCACATGAATTGATCAATCGCAATAAACTAAACAATGTGAGTTTGTTGGATGATTTCTACATTCTTGTTCCCAATAATTTTCTTTGGGAAGATTGTAGTTGAAGTCGTGCATCCTGCGGATGTCACTCATAGCGTTTTTAATAACGCTGAATGGAGTAGTGAGTTTCATGATACACCTCCTTAAAGCCAGTCTTTACGAGCATAATGTTCTGGAACAATCTTACTAACATTAACTGTTAGTAATCCATCTTCAAAATCAACTGATTTAACTTCAGTATCATCAGAGATAGTCCAGGATCTACTAAAGGATCTTTGTGCCAATCCTTGATGGGCATAATTAGACTTTTCAGTAGTCTCCTCTTTACCACCCTCAACAATAAGTTTACCATGTTCAGTATAAACCTTAATGTCTTTCTTTTTGAAACCAGCAAGAGCAACCTCAAGCCTTGTTTCTACATTGTTTACCTGAACGATATTATAAGGGGGATAGTTTGTCTGTGCAGGGACATTAAAAAATCGATCCAGAAACTCTTCTGTACCGATACTGTTTCTCGTGATGCGTTCCATTAATTCAGGAAGGTCAGCAGCACGATATCTTGCTAGATTACCCATGATAGTAGCTCCTTTACTAAGCGAGTTTGTGATTTGTGAACCCTTTCGGCGTTCATCTATATTTATAGCACAGACCATAAAAAAAGGGGATGTTGAATCCCCTACATTTTTATTCGGTTTCCTGCGGTTTGGTCTTTTTACCTATATTATATTTCTGTTCTAGTATCCAATCTCCTTTGTCTTTGTATGCAAGAACCTTAATTTGATTAAGAGGTGCTATGTCAGCAACATCAGTTTCCTTTACTATAGATATGAGACCCCAATCAGCAAGGAGACGAGCAATACGATTCCGACGCTGAACATCGTTAGAAGTAAGGTTAGCGTGTTTTCCATCAAGGGCAAATAACTCCTTGAAATGAACTATAAAATATCTTCCCTGCTTATGAAGAATGTGGCAGGACTGATATAATTTCTTTTCTTTTCTACTTGCTACACCAATTCTTGTTAAGGTTTCTCTAACCTTAAGAAAATCATCTGGTTCATTTAGCATGACCTCTACCATGCTATCCTGCGTCCATTCCACAATGGGCTCAGCTGTTGCAGTCATCTCATTCCTCCAGTATCAAGTCGTTGTTTAATAAATTTAATTTGTTCGGGGGTTAATATCTTCAAAGCATTTGCTGCCTTTTCGTTACTATAACCATAGTATTGTTTGATGATTTCGAGGTCTGTGACTTTATCCTTTCGGAGCCAGGGACTAAATCTTTTCTTTTTTCTCAAAGTATTTAGATAAAATGAATATTGCATGTCTTTATCAAGAAACGAATATTTATTCATCTCATTCACAAACATAATACAATCAAGATTACCAGATAAACAACGATTAATAATGTATGGAGCATATCCTTTTATAACATCAGGATCTTCCTCTACCAAATTCTCCTTGGTAAAGTTTATAGAATTTAACCAGTCTTTAAGTTCAGTCATTTCGGTAGTTTCCTATTGAAGTTCCAGTATCCAAATGATTGCCAACTATAGTATATCCCACATAAGAATTTTTGCACAAAATATTCTAAAAAAAGTATTGAAAGAATAATATACTTTTCAATCATCTTATAATTTGAATGTCATCATCTTCTGTCCAGAGTTCGACTTTAGATCTAAAGCGATTATCTCTGTGAAGATTTTCATATCTCTTGGTTGCTTTTCTCTTCCACCAAGAAATAATATTATCCAGATGAAACTTATCCCAATTAGGACCACGAACCAATTTGTCATCTTTACCAAGAAGAACCTCCCTTATATTAGCATATCCATAATCAGATGTATATGCTCTCTTTCTCTGTGTAAGAGTGAAAGCATTACTAATAACATCATTAAACTCTTTTAACTTCTCCTTATCCTTTAAACTATTTCTAATAATAGAAATCATCTTTGTCTGTCTTTTTAACTTTTTAGAAGATGCTCTATTATCAGTAAGAGGTGTATTATTATTTAATAGGGTAAACCTATCATGAAGTCGATGGAATGCCTCGTTATGGAGCAGGGGAAGGAACTTACTATCCGTTAAACCTTTATACCTTATGAACGGTTTAAGACCGTCATACTGGGATGCAGAGGTTGTAGAACCATACAGTGAAGTAGTCTCAAATAATGCTATATCTTTCTCAAATACTTTACTTACTTCTTCTCTTGCAAAATGAGATACACACATCAATGCAAGTAACTTACCTCCAAGATAATTATATCCAAATGGTTGAGATGGAACAATAGCAAATCCCATACAAGTATGACGGTTTAATAAAGATAGATTTGCTGGTTCTCCTAACCATTGATTACGTGGTTTAGAGTTGATAGTAGGAGAACCAAAACGAATAAACCCTACTATCTTCTGACTATTCTTTTCATATACTATCCAACGCAATTCCCTACCAGGAATATTCATCTCAATAATTGCAGATGAAGTTGCAGTTAAAAGATTATGAAAATATTCTTGAGGAACTGATTGTTGGAATCTTTCCCCAACAAACTTAACCTCAAACTCCATCTCATCTGGAGGAATATCTTCATTAAAAAATTCACCCTTTAAAGAAAATATTGAAGTACCTCTTTGTTTAACTGCTGCTTCTTTGGTAAGACGAATATAATCCTCAATAGTTTTAAATCTTCCAAAGTAATCAATAAACTGATCAGCAGCCCAAAGAGCATCTGATTCACTTATTATCATAATGAAGGTAGACGAATGTTTTTTGCTAATTTAAGTTTTTCTAATAATACTATAATATACCAAGTCAAGTCAAACTGACCTTGTAAACCATGTTTTGCTGATGAAGGATATGCATGGTGATTGTTATGCCAACCTTCACCAAAAGCAATCCATCCTAACCATCTATTATTACGTGCTTCATGAGGATGATTAAATGGTTTTTCACCCCATGTATGACAAAAAGAATTAATACACCATGTTAAATGATATACCACTACTATTCTAACTGGTATTCCCCATAATACATAAGTCCATCCACCAAGACTATACAAAAGAAATGCAAGGGGGATTTGTAATGTTAAAAAGTTATTATCTAACCATCTATAATATGGATCTCTTCTTAAGTCTGCTGCATATCTTTTAACTCTCTTCTCACCAGGTACTCTAAACAACATCCATCCTATATGAGCCCACCAAAACCCTCTATTAATATTATGAGGATCCATTCCTTGGTCAGACCATTTATGATGTTGCCTATGTAATCCAACCCATTCTATTGGACCATACTCTGTACTCAATGCACCACAAGTAGCAAAGATTCTTTCTAACCACTTTGGTACTTCAAATGACTTATGTGTGAGTAACCTATGGTATCCTAATGTAAGTCCTAAACATCCAGTAACCCATGACCAAAATATCATTAACCAAAATACATCCCAACTAGCAAATTGCAATGCATATAATGCAAGCAAATGAACTACTGAAAAAAATATGATTGTAGGCCACTCAAGGTGTTTCATGGAATAAGCATCGGATGATCATACATTGGAGATCTCGGACCAATATCTAATATTATAGGAGAATCTAATACATCGTCAAGACTATCTGCCATTCTACGGAAACCACTTCCAACAAATATCTGACCAGCAACAACTGCTACTGTAGCAGTACCCCAGAAGATGTAATACCACCTAGATTTAACTTGGTGCCTTTGTTTCTGTTTCATTCTACCTCCAATTTATCTAATATTTGATTAACCTTAATAAGATTATCAAGTTCCATAATTTTATCTGCAATATGCTTTGCAATATATGGTTCTTCAGACCTTGCTGCAAATGCTAATGCATTACGAAGACTAGTGATAGCTTCTGATACACTATCCTCAACTTGTTTAGATACTTTCATTTGAGTCTCATTTGAACTTACATTCTACCATAATCTCTGTCAATGCTGCAAGTAAATTTATTTCCTGATCCGCAACGAACGCAATCTGGTATTGGTACTTCGCAATAATAAGAACGGCGGAGGGAATAGTATTAGGAACCAAGGCGTTATTAAGAGCATCGTAGATACGGCGTAGAAGTACAGAACTATCATTGTCCAAATTACTAACGACCCACTTTCTAACTTCTGGGAAATTCTTTTCCTTAAGGTTCTTAACGAGGTCATTTACACTAACGTCTGAAAATGTTGCAAGTATTCCACTATCTATCTTACCACCAACAGCATATCTCTGACACTCATTTAGGATTCTTCTCCAGTCTGGGAAGTGTTTACTGATGAGTTCAATGAGGACTTTCTTATCGGAGGCAATCCGTTCGAATTCCAAGATGGTATTAAGTCTCTTGAAGAACTCTGCTTGGATTTTAGGTTTCTCTTGACCTTTGATTCCAAATTCGACAACCGCACAACGGGAGTGGAGGGGTTCGATGATTTTATTTTTATAGTTGCAGGTAAAGATGAATCTGCAGTTGTTGGCGAACTCCTCAATACTCGCTCTAAGAAGGAGTTGTACGTCGGAAGTGGTATTGTCTGCTTCGTCGATGATGATGACTTTATGGCCTGCCTCAGACGATAGAGAGACTGTTGATGCGAAGTTCTTTGCGTTGTTCCGAACAGTGTCGAGAAACCGTCCTTCATCCGATCCATTAATGACATAATAATCTACTCCTAATTCGTTACATAATGCTTTTGCTACCGTAGTCTTTCCAACACCAGGAGGCCCAGAAAGAAGCATATTTGGTATCTCACCTTTATTTAGAAAATCACTAAAGGTTTTCTTAATACTCTCTGGGAGAATACATTCATCAATTGTTTTGGGTCTATATTTTTCAACCCATATAAAGTCACTCATAAGTCATTCCAATGTCGAATTACACCCGCAACGATAAAGCAATTAGTAATAAGATAAGTAAGAAAGATGCCAGATCGAACAAGGAGTATAAGATTATCATACCGCTTGGTCTTCTCATCAGCAAACGAACCCAACGCATACTTCCAAATCCTCCATAATTTAGTCATACCCAATCTGGTTTTCTGGATGGGTCACGTAAATAATTAGATGCAACCCAAGGTTTGCTGCTAATGTAATTCTTGTAAGCAGTAAAAGTGTCAATGCTTGTGTTATGTTTAAACTCATTGGGCATTGCACGAGTAAATGATTCCACCATACAATAGCATGTAATTACTTCTTCTGCAAATTTATGAAAGGTTTTCTTTGCTTCAAACAATGCATTAGCACATCCATGAATCTTACCATAGCGATGCGTATACTCACCAGATAATGCACAACCATGTTGAATCAACCATGCAGTATTGAATATACTTGCAGCAGCCCATTGAGTGCATGGATGGTTACGGAAAGCACCTTTCTCGGTCTTGAAGGGGGTTCCATCTTTCTTCTTAACTAAATCATCACCCCAATCATAATACCAATGGGAAAAGACAATGGAGAGCATTTGACATGTCTCCAATGGCATCTTAACCACATGTTTGTCAGGCAATACTTTTGCTGATACATGTGGGTCAGGATTAGTTACAAAAATGTTCATAAAAAATCAAAACCACAATCAATTTTCCATTGTGCATACATTCTACCATAAATCATTCCCTCGTGCGACTTTAATTTGTCACCTTCAAGAATTGCAACTTCTCTTTTGGTTAACTTATTCCTATTCTTTTGAAGAAAGTCAAGTTCCCACTTTTTAATAGCAGGAGACATAACTTCCATCTTTTCTTTTAACGACATTTTCTCCCATTCATCATGATGATGGACATTTACACTATAACGGATATCTGGTTGTTTGCCGTGTAAATTATCTCCAGACATAAACATTACCCAAATGTAGAATCTGGTTCTAATGCAATGTAATATGTCAAATCATAATCTCTACAAGTGAACCTTGATAATAACTTTTGAGATACTACCACATCATATGTACCAGGAAGAATTTTAATATTCTCAACCTTAAAATTAAATGAGAATGTTGAATCAGTCTCACCAACTACAATAGAGAAATCATTAGAAGTATCATTCTTCTTATCTCTAACCACAATCTTAACAACACCATCTCCACCAACTACTGCAAGATCAGGAAGTTGATAGATCGCTGCTGCTTTAAGCAACTTATCTAACTGTGTTGTACTTAACTCAAAAGAAACATCCTCACTAGAAAGTGTAATTTCTTTATCAGGTGGAGTTACAATTACAGCAGGATCAGCAAAGAAATATTTTGTACGTGATCTTCCTTCTCTAATAACTACATGACCCTGATTTTCAAAATCCAAATCAGGGTTCTGATGTAAACCAAGACCATTCAAAAATTGGTTAAGATCATAGATACCAAAATCTGTAGGTAGGTCTTCTTCAATTGTTGCCTCCGCTAAAATGTTTTTCATCACAGAGATAGTCTTTAAAGAACTACCTTTCTTAAACAAAATAGACTGATTAATAGATGAAAAATTCTTCAACAAAGTCAAAGTCTTGTCAGACAATTTCATAGTGTTTTCTCTCATGATTAAGGCATGTTATGATCAATGTTACCACTGGTCATTTTTGGTTTACCGTAATGTTCATCAAAATGTAATAATAGCATAGCATAATGTATCACTTTAAGCAAGTCTCCTTTATTTCTACCATCTTTACTTCCATAGCGACTACCGTACTTTAGTATGTTTGCTTGACAGAAATCAGAAGCTAAATCTCTAGATGCCATCAAGTCTATTGTTTGAACGTTACGATACTCATGTTTAGTACCTGTATAATGTCCATTGTAAGTACGTGATACATATTCTTCTACATCTTTAAGTATCTCCTTTTCATGATACTTGTTCCTACTATCTGACATAGTTTCCTTTATTTGACCCTCGTTATTTAGACCAATATGATGTGCGATTTGATCATCATTATCAGAAAATGTAGTAAATGCTGATGGATAAAAATCATCAACAGAACCACCACTAACTACTGCTTCACCCATTGCATAATCAAAGGCATCCGTAAATGGATTTTTTGCATCAGGATCATTACGAGTGTAATCATAATAGTAAGGAGAATGTTCTTGACCATATTCATTAGTACTAATAGTAATCTCATCAAGATTAACATTACCTAAAGGAACATTAACAACATCATCTGTATCTTCAGTTTCTAATGAGGTAATTGGTTCTGGTTTTGCTTTTGGTGGATCATACTCATCACTTTCTTGTGGAGTAATCGTTGTTGTTTCTTCTTTTTTCATAATAGGAAAATTTTCATCAAGTGTTCCATTTAGCACATCATAAGCTAAACTCCATGCATTAACCATTATACCACCTCCTGCTCTGTTGGCAACTCGAAGTCTGCATCTACCTTATCATATAGTTCAAGGAAAGACTGTTTTGTCTCATCATCAAATCTGTTTACACAAACTTGGATTGCTTTTGCCTTATTCTTAAAGATAGAATATGCACGTAAGATATGAACCAATCTACGAGTACTGATAATCTCTTCGATACCACCATCATAGAATGTTTTACGGATGATGTCACCCCAATCTACAAGTCTCTTACAGAAATCAACATCCTTAACCTTTAAACTATCAGCAACATTCTTAAGAATTTTATTCTCAACAGAAGGTGCTGGATAATCTTGCTCAAAGGTTACAGGGAATCTTTCAAGGAATGCTTCATTAAGTACATTAGTACCAATGAACCTACCGTCGTCAGAACCTTTACCTTTAGTATTTGCAGTAGCAATTACATTAAATCCCTTTGCAGGTTGTACCCACCTACCAATCTTCTTCAGAAACACACCTTTCCCTTCAAGTATGGATTGGAGGCAGAGGATTTTGTTAGAAGCCAAGTCAATCTCATCGAGTAACAAGACTGCTCCACGTTCCAACGCCTCAATGACAGGTCCGTTATGCCAAACAGTTGACCCATCCACAAGGCGAAAGCCACCAATAAGATCGTCTTCATCAGTTTCAATAGTAATGTTTACACGAATAAGTTCTCTCTTTGTTTGAGAACATGCTTGCTCTACAGAGAATGTTTTACCATTCCCAGAAAGACCAGTAATAAAAGCAGGATAAAAAAGCTTGCTTTGTATAATTTTTTTGACATCTGTAAAAGGCCCGAACTTAACAAAAGTATCGTCTTGTTCTGGGATTAAATTCTGCACTACTTGTGGTTCTACAGCAGGAGCATTAAATGATTTCTCAATATCTTCAACCACTTTCTGTGTAACTTCTAGGTTCCACTTACCACGACCCACGTTAAATTCTTTTATCTTTTTAGTGACAGTTTGATAAGCGATGTCATTCATTCTACAGAACCCTCTCACATCAGCTGCAGTGAATTCCGTTCCGTAGTTCGCTTTCAAACCTTCGATGATTTCCTCACGAGTCATTTTGATTTCGAACATAATGTAATTTTGTTTCAATAACCATATTATAAAGCATCGAGTGGGACTTTAAACCCTTTGTCACTTAATGTTGATATTTCTTAACACTTGCTTCCCACTCCTTCATACTGCTTTGACACTGACCTTCATTTTCTTTGGGATCAAGTTTATTGTACCCCTTCATTTTCTTCCACTCATTATAGAGTGCTTGCAATATCCAAGATTGAGATAGACTTTTAGGTCCATTCTCTAGCAGTTCAAGATGCTTTTTGTTACTGGTGTAACCCTTGTATTCTTCTCTCCAATTGGAGTCATCATAAGGTTTATTCGAAGTCATGAATACTTTCAGATCCTCCTATAGAAAATGGATTGTACTTCGCAGTAGCAATTCTATACATTTTTTCATGCATTGTCAAGTCATCAGCAATCTCTTCTTCTGGACGTGGGTTTTCAAAATCTTTTGCCATTGGCCAACTATCATAAGGGTGGGGTGGGTCTCCTAATTCTGGGAGGTAGTAATCGTCAAACCAGTCATCATGAGGAGGTTTCTCTGGTGTCATTTCTTATAAGCAAATGTTTTCTTTTTGATTTGAGTATCACCTTCTGGTGAAGTTTGATTTGGTCTAAATTTCCCTGCCTTTATTCTTTTAACATTTCTACCTTGACTATCTTTGCCAAGTCCACCTTTTCTTGTTGCACTAACCGTACCAGTTTTTTTCGTTTGAATAAGAACTGCATCTTGTCCATATTTTTTACCAAGTTTTTTTATTTCCTTTTTAAACTTTCTCTTACCCTTTTTACCAGAGGAGACAACATGACTTTTCTCCTTAACCTTTGTGGTTTTACCAGTATCATCATCTTTCTCATCCCATCTTCCAGATACCTTTGTAGCACCAGGAAGTCCTTTACCTTTTATATCACGATCTAACTGCTTTCCTCTTGCCTTATTTTCTTTCTTTGATTTGTCACCACGACTTCCAGAGATGATTGCCATCCCTCCTTTATCAGATTTAGATTTTATTCTACTTAGACTGCTCTCGTCCAAGAATTCCTTAAATGTCTTCATGCAACTAAAGAAACAAATTCTCCTAGTACTTTTTTATTTAGTTTTTTAGTCTTGAGTGACTTAACAAATGCCCTTTTTATTTGTGCTTTTGTTGCGTCTTCCTGAACTTCAAACTCTGCATCCTCTGCAAGACTTTGAGCAGACATTGCAAAGTATGCATCATAACCAGAATTCTTAATAGTAAAACTTCTGTTCTTTCTCCAATCTTCACTCAACTTATCATTTCCATATGGATAATAAAGTCTCATAAAACGACTTGCTTCTCTATTAGGTAGAACTCTAATACCAATGAAATTAGTGGTAGAGAATTTATCCTTAATATTATTTAAAAGAACATCAGTGAATTGATGATAATCATATTGGAACCCATAAGTCTTACCAACCTTACGATCACGTAGGAATGTACGACCAGGACGAACACCACGAGCACCTAACCAAGGTTCATCTTTTGTACCAAAGTAACTATCCTCAATCAATTTATGATAAGGAATTTGAGAACCTTCACCATCAGTTAAGATAATACACTGAACCTTCTCAACTCTATTCTCCTTTTGAAATTTTGGAAGAATTTGATGAAGAGCAATTATTGATTCATTTAATGGAGTACCCGATAAGGTCATTCTATCAGGGTAACGATAGTATGTTCTAGCAGCAAAACATTCAGAAATTCTCCAGATGTTTAACATCTGCTTATCTAATGTTTTAGCATTTGTTTTACTAGTAAGAATATTCATCATGTTGAAATATTCTTCAACCTTCAATAAACCTTCTACTTCTTCATAGTGTTTTGGTAGATCTTTACCATCATACCTTGCTTGACGAGACCACTCATTAGTAAAAGCATATACATCAAAAGGAATACTAACCTTTCTGCAGAACCATATTAGATTGTACAGTTGCTTAAGAGTATCTTGTAAAACATACTGCATAGAACCAGACCAGTCTAATACAAATACTAGACCGTGATTTTTACCATCAGGAAGAGTTGTTATCTTCTTAAAGAGATCCTCGTTATATCGGTAAGTATGAAGCTTCGTTGTATCGAGAACCCCAGTGCGACTAGTAGTAGCACGAGCATAACTCGCAGCTGCCTTACGACACTCAAACTCTTTGACCAGATAATTGACTTCTTTTTGTGCATCTCTTTTAAATTGGGTAAAAGACTTATCAGTTTCTTCATAAGGACTTTCTGGTAAATTAGTACCATACTCTGCATATTGTTTTACACGGGCAGTATGATCAACTTGTGACTGAATAAAGTGCTCATCAATTACATTATGAATTTCAGAGTTCTTGGCAATCACAGTATCTAGGTTAAGTTTTGGAATCTCAACATATACATTCTCTTGTCCTTGATCATTTACCAAAGATTGAAGTCTTTCGTCAAGAGCATCAGCAGTTCTAACTTCTGGTTCCTGATATTCTTCTTGAACTTCACCACGATCACTTCCACTCTCTTCCATTTGAGGAGTTTGTGGTGCATCTACTTGAGATTCTTCTTCTCCTTCCTGACCTTCATCTGTCTGACCTTCTGAATTTAATTCAACATCATCATTTCCTTTCTTTGGTTGATTTTCTAAACTAATCTTTTCCTCTTGCTCTTGTTGCTTCTTGCAGTATTGATAAAGAACTTCTGCTGCTTTCAATGTATCATCAAAGGTTTCACACTTTCCAATCAGATCGACAATCTCCTTTTCAGCATCTGTAAAAGATACATCAATGAACGTACCAATCTTGTAATATAGATTAACCCTATCAGCAAGATTAAAACTATTATAATCTTCATCATTTATCTCAAAGAAATCTTTTTCATGTAACTCATTATAACCTCTAAAGAATGTCTTGGCAATTCCAAGATACTTACGCTTCATCAACTTTTCAATTCTTACATCCTCAACCACATTCATAAACTGTTGGGGGATCTTATCTCTCCAGTCCCACTCATCAGGTGTATAAAGTGCATGACCAACCTCATGTCCTACAAGCATGTCATATACAATACCACTTGCTTTTTCCCACATTGGTAAGGTTAGAACACGACTGTGAACATCGAATTGTGCTGTTGAGACCTGTCTGTGCTCTACTACCAGATCTTCAGTAGCAAGCAACTTTGCGAGTTGTGACTTGATTTCTTGCTGTACTGCCATCTGTTTTTCCGTTGTATATACCCATGATACTGGAAGACCTCCGCTTCTGGGAGGTCATATAACGCTTCTTAACATTTTGTAATCTTTGCCTTGCCTGACGCAATGCTTGTGGTTTTAAGGTCCGTTTAGGTTCCTTCTTCGAATGGTGTTGCCAGTTCGGGATAGAGTTGCTCAATGTCCTTCCTATAAAGGGCCGTGATATTATTTACCAGTTTAGCAGTCTTGTCAAGCTTATTCTTGGCATGGGTCTCCTTATCATAATACTCTAAATTTAATTTCTGTCCTACACCATTCTTAATATAGTTCTCATCCAATTCCTTTATTGTAAATTTATATCCTATAACATCACTCATCCATTCAGAGAAATCATCACCAAACCCATCCTCAAACTTCCATATATTAGTATCATCTGTAAGAAAATCCATCTGTGGTCTAAACCAATTAACTGCTTCAGTAAGAGGAAAATTTTCTAACATGGAATGGAACATTATTGGATCTTCCATTGCTTCCTGTATATCATTACCATACATCCTTTTCAAGAATATAGAACAGGATATAAATCTATCAATAGGATTTCTTACAATAGCAAAATGAGGAATATTAGATAAGTCATCAAAATGTTTCAAATATAATTCATTATGGAAATGAGCAATCTCTATTCCATCAACACTTTTCCAAATTACTTGTTCAGGTTCAAATCCATGATTTAAAATATTTTCTTCCAAGAACCTACCAGCAGTTCTAGGAATATGGACAAAAAGAAATCTCTTTGTTGGATTGGGATATGATACAACTGATTGTTTATAAGTTGGCATCTTCTTCTTTATTAAAACCCCAATTTTCAGAATCACCAGTCTCCATAGCACCACCAACGGTATATGAATTTGGATCTGCAACACCCACTGGATTTAATGTTGCAGGATTATCTCCCTGCTGTCTAGAACTACTAATCATTTACTGTATCCAAAATGTTTATCATAGGAATCCATCCAGTACTCATCATAATAGAAATATCTGCTACATTATCTTCTACCTCTCCTGGTGTATAATCCTTAACTGGAAGATCTCCTTGACCAAATGCTTCTGCTAGTTTACGTACAGGTATTGATTCCCCGTAGCCAATAGGTACAGGTCCACAAACAGTACTAGGAGCAAGATACCTAATAGCACTACATACATCCTTAACATGAATCCAATCCCTCTTATGATTAGTTACATACGGTGCAGTTCCTTCCTTTAACATACCATACATCATATTATCCCTACTTTCTGGCCCATAGACTGTTGTAAATCTCATTCCTACTGAATTAGGTGGTGCCATCTGTTCATTAACCCACTTACTCATAGCATAAGGGTTCTCCCAATAGTTACCATCTACAGCACTTGATGATGCATATAGTAATCTTGTACCAGTTTCTCCACACCAATCAAATAATCGTTTTGCCTTTACTACATTGTTCTCATAATACTCTGCAGGTTTCTCCATACTCTCACGAATGTCTGCCCATGCAGCAAGATGAACTACAAGGTCATAGTCACCTTTTTTAATGTTACCACTAATATTAAAATCACCCACATCATCTGGATGATCTATACCATGTACTTTATATCCTAGTTGGTCTCTCCAGTCAGCAAATACATACCGACCAATAAAACCACGGTGTCCTGTTACTAATACTCTCATGTCACTGGCCAATCAATAACTGTTCTAATTTCTTCATTATACATCCACACCTCTTTCAGCATATCGCAGTTAACACCACGTTCTTCAAACTGTGTGATTAATGAATTAAGGTCTTTAGGGAAACACGTTCCACCAAATCCCCTATCATTATCTATACCTGGAACTTGAGTATGTGATTTACCTATTCTACTATCTCCAGTGACACCCTTTCTTACATTATTATAATCCATTCCTGTTGCATGACAGAAATCATATATCTTATTAAAGTATGCTACCTTATATGCAAGGAATACATTAGAAAAATATTTGATTGCTTCACTCTCATCAGATGAAACCATTACACTTGGTATCTTGGGGAAACATGCTTCAAAGAAACATACAAAATCTGTACATAGTTCTTTATCTCCACCAACCACATTTCTTTCTGCCTTACCATAATCCTCTACAGCATTCCTTGCAGTAAGAAACTCTGGGTTATGAATTACATTATGTCTTTCAGTATATTTCTTTGTTGTACCTACAGGAACAGTAGATTTGATAACAAAGGTTCCTGTTAAATTATCAGGTAACTCCTCAAAGAACTTATCTAAAATAGACAAATCACAACTCCCATCCATCCTCATAGGAGTTGGAAGACAAACAAAAATAAAATCTTGTTGTATAACTTCTTCTAGTGGATTAAGACATCGGTTCTTATCCACATCATAAATCTTTGTTTTTACTTTGTCTCGTAGGTTTTGGTAAACTGCATTTCCTACGAAACCATTACCAACAATTCCAACATTAACGTTGTCCATCATGATACCATCCTGCTAAATCCTTTAAGTTTTTCAAATCGAATGTGGTGTTCAAATTTATCTTCCATCCCAGTCTTATGGGATATAACGAAGATGTTAGCATCCTCAATTACATATCGGATGATTTTTAAGAACTCCTCTGTACCCTGACCATCTAATGAACTATCAAACACTTCGTCCAATATCATTAAGTTGGTCGAGACCGAATTCTTAAATTTAGCAACTTCCCTCCATGTGAAGAGAAGTGCTAAATCAATTCTTTGTTTTTCACCTTCACTAAACGATGCATAAGAGAAGTCTTCATGTATTGGAGACTGAACGGTTTCATTAAACTCCTCATCAAGAGTAAAGTTTATGTAGAAGTCCATCATCTGTAGATAACGGTTTACTTGTTGATTTATCAACGGTAAGTACTTCTTGATGATTTTAGTCTTAACTCCTCCGTCTTTCAATAGACCGTATATGAAGTTGTAATATTTGATTGTGTCCTTACGACTGACCAAAGCGTCGTAGGTTTCCTGGAGATTGTCCTTGAATGATTCTAACTTGTCATGTTCAGCACTTCGGTTTTCAAGTTGACTGGTAAGTGTTTGAATTTCAGATTCCAGTTCTCTGACCTGTCTCTGACATGCAGCGACAGAAGTATTGTTTTTAGAAATGCCATGCGTGAGTTTAGTAATCTCCTTTGATAGATTGGAAAAATGACGCTCTCGCTCTTGTTCCGTTTTAATCGCATCTTCGAGTTTTTGAAACCCAGATTGCAACTCTTTTGCTCTAGTTTGAGCGTCGTCGATTTTATTTATTCTGAAATCTTCATCTATAGATTGTGTACATGTAGGGCAAACTGTATTTTGTGTGAAAAACTTATGTTCCTTCGTAACAGACGCTACCTTTTGTGATATCTTACCTCTATAATTGTTAAGTTCTACTAACTTATCTCCAGCACCTACTACTTCTTTTAATTCCTTTTCAGTGTCTTCTACCTTAGATTGAAGTATCTGATTATGCTCTATATGAGTATCAACTTCTATATTAAGTGTTTTAATTTTACCTTCCTTATCCTTTATTCTTTCTTTACCTTGACTCTCTATTTCGTTCATAAACTTCTCTTGCATCTCTACCTTATCATTAAGAGATTCTTTCTTTAGATCTAACGTATTAATACTTTCCTTCTCAACTCTAATCTTATCCCGAATAATATTATTCATAGAGGAGAAGATTTTAATATCAAGTAAATCTTCAATAACCTCTCTACGATTTGTAGCTGTCAATTGCATGAAGGGAACAAATGTACTAGACCCTAATACTACGATTTGTGTGAAAGATTTATAGTTCATCTTTAACACATTCTGTTCTAACCACTTCTGCTGATCATTAGCATTATGGGATTGATCCAATAATTTATCGTCCCTATAAATCTCAAACTTATTTGGTTTTATACACCTAGATACTTTCCAACTAATTGTTCCAATAGAAAACTCTACTTCTACACTACAATCTTTCTCATTGGTAGAATTTATTAACTGTCCTTTATTAATCTTACGGAACGGTTTACCGAACAAACTAAAAGTAAGAGCATCTAGAACCGTACTCTTACCCGTACCATTATCCCCAACTATTAGAGTAGTTGCATGAGATTGGAAATTAATTTCAGAATATTGATTGCCCGTACTTAAAAAGTTTTTCCAACGGACTTTTTCAAATAAAATCATTCTTTGTTGTAGGCGGGATTACAATGTCATTAGGTGTAATGATAGTGTAACCAAATCCGTGGTCTTCACACACATCAACCATCATGTCAGGTTCAACTTCAATCACATGCATTTCAGGATAATCTTGTTCTTCTAACTGCATGGCATAACGAGATGCATCATCCTCTTGTTCGAAAAGATAGAGAATATGTTCTCCATCATCATTTTTAACAGAGTATGCACCTTCATTTTCTCTACCATTAATAGTTAGAATATACATTAGACTAACTCACATGCTTCTTGATACACGTTTTGGATAGTCTCTTGTATTCTTGATTTCTCAAGATTAATTTCAGACTCTTCCACATATCTATTTAATATAGAAAGTGTATCCTCGGATTCGAAGGCTTCAAAGTCTTCATTTTCCTGTAGTTGAAAATTCTCAACTATCTTGAGTTCATGCACATTACTATTATACAACTTATCGATGAATTTTTCAAATTTTTTAGGACTACTCTTCTTACGAACAATAACCTTTACAATTTTATTCTCCAATTCACGAGTATCAAATGTTTGATAGTTGTGATCGTTATAGTAAATGGTATAGAACATCCTGTAAGGATTATTCACAGGAGTATGCTCTAGAGTTTCTGTATCAAAGAAATGAAACCCTCTTGTATCTTCAAGATCATTCCAATACATCTCATAAGGATTTCCAAGATAGAAAATTTTTCCATCATCAGATCTGGTATGATAATGTCCAGAATAAACTTTCTTAAACTTATCAAATAATTTTATATCAGTTCCTTGTTCCATTACATATCCCCTATGTATTCTAAATCCCTTACACTCAAGGTGACCCATACAAACAGGAGATCTTGTTTTATTAATCATCGCCACAGTTCTATCTTCATTCTCATTGTTTATCCAAGGAACGAGAAGAATACTTAAACCACCTACTTCTATATTTGTTGTTTCTGAATAGATATGTACATTATCATACTCACGAAGTAATAAATCAATTGCATTTACTTGATTAGTATTTTTATAATATGCAGTATGATTTCCCACAATACTATGAACTTCGCATCCAAGTTCTTGAAGTCTATCAAAATAATTACACTTGGCCCAAGTTAGAGCAGAAAAATCTATTCCCTTTCTACTATCAAAGGTATCACCCATATCAATAACTGTGGTAATACCTTCTGCTTCAATAGCAGGAAAAAATATATTCTCATAGAACTTGAGAAAATATTCATGAAAATGCTTTGAGTTTTTCCTCGCACCAAAATGTTGGTCGGTAATGATAGCGATCTTCATTTTTTGGTAGTGTTGCTACGTGTTCTATTAATAATACTAATAAATTTATCACCAGCAAATGTTCCACCAAGACATACATCAATCTCATCACCATCTTTCCAGTTGGTTTCACCGTTCATTTTAGTATGAGTCATTGCTAATTGAATCTTGTCAATTACTTCTTGAGTTAATCTCATCTTTTCCTCACTGGCACTTGAATCTTCCAAGATCCACCATCCAGTTCAACCATATCAAAATTCTTCTTAAACTCTTTCTCTCTTGCTTTCTTTTCTTTCTCCATTGTTAACTCAATGGTTTCAATACTTCTCTCACCATAATGAGGTTTATCTGGATGTTGCAAACCCATGTAATCATAAATTGCAGTATCTACCATATGGTAAAGTGTATCCCAAGTAAGTGTTTCTCTTAATTGAGATGCAATTCTATCCACATCATTTTCATCAAGATATTCACCAGTTGATACTGCCTTTGAATAATCTTCATACTGTGTCAAAAGTTTTGCTCTAACTTCTACCAACTCATTTAAGTTAATTAGAATAGAGTTATCATCATAAATTGCTCTCATTAGTATCTTAATTTAGAATGAACTGCATCTTTGATTTGATTATAGTCAGCAGCATCGCCACCGTCATCTCCATAGAAGACTTCATCATAACCAGATCTTTCAAGTATCTTATTTTTAATTTCTAACTGACGTTTTTCTCTTTGTATTCTGCGGAGAAATGCATAATGTATAATCTGCGTAAAGTAAGCAAAAGGATTTTTGGATTTTTCAGGATTAAAGTTATGTATGTATTGAACGCAATTTTCGATTCCATCAGAGATCATGTCCTCCTTGAACATGTAGTTTACGAAGTTTGGTTTGAAAGATAGATGGTTTGCTATCTTCAAGAAACACTCACCAATATAACGTGGTATAGGTGGTTTTGGCAACCCCTTTATTTCTGCAATTTCTCTATCTTCTCTAAGTTTAATTAATGCGGCTAGGAACTCCTTATTATTAACGTAGTGTTCGGATCTTTTCCGTTTAGCCATAATTCGTCCTGCCATAAGCATATCTCACTATGTATGTAGAAATTATAACACTTCTAAACATAGTTGACAAGTATTAAAATTTCCTATACAATTACCTTTGTGGAGGTTCAAGGGAACCTTAGCTACTACTTTCTTTATGAGGACTAGACTTATAAAGCTTTTCTAATATATCTTTAGCATCATTAACAGTTGCTATATATCCCATTTTTCTAGAAATTTTAGGTTGATTTTTACTATCTCTATCAGTATCTTGTACAAATCTTTGATACATTCGAATCATATGTACATCAGATGATTCTGACATAGTAAGAACATTATCCATATTAATAATAAACATATCTTCTCTTGTAGTCTTTAACCAAGGTTCTACTTTATAACCGACGGTGCCAGCACGAGCCTTTACTTCACAAACAGTGATTGGGTGATGAATCACTAACATAGTACGATCTGATTCTTCAGACGCTGCTATTTTAGCAAAGATTTCTTCACCATTTTTAAATTTGATTGTTCCGTAAAAATCGTCTTCCATAATTATTTCTTTAGTTGTATAGTGATTATCTCATAATTAAAATTTTCTTCGTTATAGATTTTAATTCTTTCTATGAGGTGGTTTAATGTATAGTTCTTGCGAGAGTTATAAGTACAATCATCTGATATATCATATAAGATTGCCTTTACTTTGTTAGTTCCTTTCCTAAGTACTCGTCCAATACTTTGAAGATTTCTAACTCTCGATTTTGACGGTGAGGCAAAGATAACATTATGGAGATTTCTAATATTAATGCCTGTAGAAAATGTTCCGTAGGAAGCGACGATGATTGCATTGTTTTCCCTTTCGGTGATCTCTCTGATCAATTCTCTTTCATCAGCATCAACACCCCCATGTACAAAGAATACTTTTCTATCACTTTGCTTATTATTATTTATCTTTTCGTAAAGTATTGCACCGTGGGTTTCTACTCTACTGTATAGTACAAGGCTATTACCTTTTAAATCTAATGTCAAGTTTGTTATAAATTTATTCCTCTGTTCATGACTAATAAGATATTCTATTTCATCTTGATAAGTTTCAAATTTTTGTGGAGGGTGTTTAAGAACAAGACATTGAATATCAAGTTTAGATAAATGACCTTCTTTCATTAAGTCATCTGTTCTTGTTACTTTATAGGTTGGACCAAACAAACCTTCCAATACCCACTTATGAGTTTGTGTACCATCAAGTGTACCAGTAAATCCATATCTATATTTTGCATGTTCTAGTTTTGTCATTATAGATACTAGGGACTTACTTTTAAATAAGTGTGCCTCATCTCCTATTACTACACCATAATCTGTAAAGAATGAACGATCTAGTTTATGAACAGATTGCCATGTAGTAATAGTAACAGGAAACTCATTTGTCTTTTCCTTACCCGCATATATTCTGTGACAGTATGACTCCGAATTCCAACCATAATCCTGAAAATCTTTATACATCTGCTCCACGAGACTGGTCGTTGGAACAACTAACAAAATTTTTTCACCTTTATCCACATAGTACCGTACAAGGCTATAAATCATCAACGATTTGCCTGACGCAGTTGGAGATATCAATAATTTTCTATTATGCCTTAAAGCATCATATACTCCCTCAACTTGATAATCCCTAGGTTTGTGCTTACAAATAGCACCCATATAATCTTTAACACCTTGCTTTGATATTCCCTCATTAATTTCAAAGGGAGCACCATAGTATTCATTATCTACAAACTTATAAGTATAATCTCTTCTTTCACAAAAGGAAATAATTCTATCTAACAATCCTATATAAATTCTTTTTGATCTTAAATCAAATAAATGTATTTCTCCATTCCAATTTCTTTTACGGTACTGGGGCATGAACTTTGCACCCTCTACCTCAAAGGTAAAGTGGTCTCTTAATTCATATTGTATATGAGGTTCTGCATTAATCTTTAAAAAGACTTCGTTTGCTTTACCTATAATAACATTAGCACCCGTGTCAATCACCTATCCCATTCATCTATGGGTATTTAGTTAGTCTTGTCAATACCCTCTTTTTTCTTGCAATACTCCAAATAACCATTCATCTTTTGTTTTATTAAGATGACATTTTGGACAAAGCAACTGACATTTATCAATTTCTGGATACAAAATTTCAAGAGGTGCTGTTATCTTTCTAGAAATATCAAAAGATTTTTCTAAAGGATCTATGTGATCAAATTGAAGTCTTTTTGTTGTACCACATTCTACGCATTTACCACCAAGTCTTTCTATTAAATGGAGACGACGATTTTTTCTATATTCTTTTTGATCTTGAACTAATTTATCTTGATGTTTTACATATAATGCTCTTCTCAATTTAGCACAATGATTTGAATTTTCTTCTCTATATATCTTACCTTTTTTAGAAATTATTTCCTTATTATTATCATAATATTCCCTATGCTGTTTTCTTATTTTATTATAGTTTTTTTTATAATATTTTAAATTTTTTTCTTTACAATTTTTCCTATACTCATCATTGTTTTTCCAAAGATCTCTTGATCTACTTAAAATAGTTTCACGATATACAGGATCATTAGCATATCTTTTTTTTCGTTCTTTTGCATATTTTTCTCCATGTATCTTTCTCGATTTTCTACTTGTTTCTCTTTGTTTTTCAGCATAACCAGGTTCATTTGCCCAACGATACCTATTTCTTGCATTGGTTCTTTCTACAACTTCTGGGTTTTCTGAACGAAATTTTAATCGTTGCTTATACTTACATGCTTTACATTGTGCTCTATATCTATTATTTTCAAAAGCATACTCATTCAATGGTTTAGAAATACCACACGTAGAACAAACTTTTGGATCTATATTATCTTTGCGAATTTTTGGTCCTATATTAACACACTTTTTACAAATACTTTTATAGTACTGTTTAAGAGTACCATCAGCACGAAGTTGTTTTCCACCTTTTCCAAAATCACCTAAAGGTTTTTCAATTCCACATTTTTTACAAACTTTCATCAACCTAACCCAGAATTAAATCTCATAAACTCAATAGCATTCTTAATCTGATACGTTCTATTCTGTATCACTTTAAGGATGCTTTCGATGTATGTAAGCATTGTATCATAATATTCTATCTTTAGGGAACTATTGGACAGTTTTTCATCTGCATCCAAATACTTTTGCATTGTATCCTTATCTCTTATCTTCTTTGGAAATGGATCCTTTACATATACATCAGGATCTGCCTTTCCACTAAAATACTCATACCGTTCATGACGGATATTCTTTCTTTGTTGGTCTGCTTTCTTTCTTAAAAGAAATATTGTATTATATAAATCAAAATATTTTGCATGAAGAGATGGTATATTCAATGATTCAGTATGTAGATTATCAGGATCTATTTTCGAATCTTCTTCCCACATCTTCTGGAGCGACTCCAGATCAATCATAAATCTTCATTACGTAAATTAGTTATGTTATAAGAAGTATACTTGAAGTTAGCGTCTGCTGTAAAGTATTCTATATCTGTATCTGTAGCATCAAAAGTTAGAGTTGTCAAGCTTACTGGAAATAAATCTTTAAAGTTTACATTGAACTTTGGAACTAAATTACTACTTAAAATTTGTAAGGTTCCATCAGAGTAAATGTCCTCACCTTCCAATTTATAACTCTTTTCAGGTCTTGCCCCACTCTTTGCTAAATCTCTAAATTCTTGTACACTCTCTGGAAATCCTAATCCTCTTATCCACTTTTGAATCTCCATAAAATTCTTAAGATCTTCATCAACCAAGAATCTTATATTTAAATCACCAAAATCCATCATATCTCCTGGTGTAGGAATCTGACGTAGATATGTTGGTTGCTCTGTTACTCCTAAAGTTATATCAGGAATGTTTGCTTGGTTGCAGAAATATGCTGTACCTGGACTTCTTTGAAGGTTAAATTGAAAACCTACAGGTGCAAGATAATTTCTATTCTCAATCTGTGATGGGCGATCTTTAGGCATCTTCTCTATTTAATTGTTCTTCAAGTTTCTCTTTAGAAGCTCTAATACCAGCAAGTCTTACTTCTAAATTCTCTTCCCAAAAACGGAGCATCTTAAGTCTCCACTTTTGTTGATCTTCACGAGTCATTCTAGTTTTGCAAATCATGGTAGAAAGCAGGTCTCCTTCATATATTTAGATAAAAAAAAGACCCTCCCGAAGGAGAGTCTTTGTAGTGTAAGAGGATATATATCCTTCTGTCTTACATGAGGTTTTTGACAGCCACTCTTCTGTAGTAGCGGTTCTGGTTGGAAAGTAATCCACCAAGACCTTGGGTTGTTCCTTCTGCAAATGGGTTGGCAACAAGACCATAACGAGTCTTGAATCCAATTTTTGGTTGGAAGGAGTTCTCACCCACAGCACGAACCATCTGTAGTGGAACGTAAGGGCAATAGAACAGTCCAGCGTCATAAGGTGAAGAACCTTTGTAACCACAGACGTAATACTGGTTACCACCTGTAGGTGCTGCGTTAGCACTTGTAAGGTTGGCAGAATAAGGATCGATGTATACACGATACTTACCTTGTAAAACACCAGCGAATGTGTTACCAGTGTCATCAACGTTAAGGTTAGCGTTGAGTGCAGGAGTGTAGTCAAGAACACCAGCCATGGTTAGAGCAGAAGCAACGTCTGCAGAACACATGATGATGTTACCCTTTCCACGACGAGTTCTTTGTGCGATTGCGTTAGCATCACGCTCGATTTGGAATAGGAGTCCCTTAAACTTCTCAACTGACCAACGACCATTACTGTCGATATCTAGGTCGAACACACCAGCAGTAGCGGTGTTTTGTACAGCACCCTGTTCAGCGACCTTATAGATGGTTCTGATAACTTCACGGTTGATTTCAGCAAGGATCTCTGTTGAGAGAATGTTTGCCAATTCCGCTTCAGCATTCAGACCGTGGATTGCTTTAAGGTCTTGAGCAAGTTCTAGACTGTACTCTGCTTTTAACGCACGAGATTTAGCAGTAACTGTTACTTTCTCGATGCTGAATGCCATCTGACCGAAGGCATCTGTTCCTGTTCCACTGAGATTTTCAGCGTCACCTGTAACCATACCTTGACCAACATTGTAGCCAGAAGTTGTTGCAGATGAAACAGGGTTGAGGACAGCAGGGTTAGTTCCACTCTGGGAAGTAGTACCCATACCAGCGTTTCCATCGCTGAAACCTGCCTCTTCATCACGACCAGCATCCTGTCCAGAGAATGCAGAGTCTACTTCATTGTAGAATGTCTCTGTTCCAGACTGGTTGGTGTAACGTGATCTCATTGCGAAGATCAGTCCAGTTGGGCCGCTCATTGGTTGTACACCAGCAAGGTCATATGCGACCAAGTTAGGCATAGAACGACGAATTAGACTGATAAGTACTGGATCAAAACCTGCAGTAGGACCAGCAGCAGTTGCACTACCACTAAATCCACCACTAGCACCTGCAGCGTTTGCAGAGTTAGTAGGTACAGCCTCCATTAAGTTGAGGCCTGATCCAAATGCTTGCTCCTCTTTAAGGAATTTTTCTTGGTTTTCTAACAGGACGGCGGTAACCGCTTTACGATGAGGATCTTTAATTTCATCAAGACCTTCATAGTTTAGTAACGGAGCCCACTTTTCCTGCAGTGCTTCGGATTGAAACATTTGCTTTAAAAATAAGTGTTTTCTGTTTGAACGATAATTAAATCAGTTTACTTACTAAATCCAGAAAGAGTTCTTAAGTAAGCAGACATAGAAGCGGAGTGTGACTCTGCACCTTCTGCGTTATCTACTCCTTCAGAAAGAGTTTCTGATTTAGAAGTTGGAGTTCCTTTTGAAGCGAAATAAGATTCCTTCAATGTCTCCAATTTTTCACGATAAGATTCTTCACTTTCAAACTCTACACTTTCAGCAAGTGATGCAAGCTTCTCTTTCTGTGTGGCCGCTAGACCTTCAGAAACGCTAGAAAGGATACCGTCAGCAACAGATTCGCCAAGGCGACTGTTTAATGCGACGTTCTTCTCTATTTGCTCGTTGAGTTTCGTCTCCATATCATCAAGTTTTTCGACCATGCTCTCTAGAACATCGTACTTATCTTCAGGGATAGATACGTAATGCTCTTCAAAGAGACCTTTCATTCCAGATAGGAATGATTCGGTCAATTCTGTTTTAAGCCCTTGCTCTACAGCAAGAGTATTTTCCGTAAACCACTCATCAGCAACGTACTCAAGATAACTATCAACTCTTTCGGAAAGTGCAGTTTTCTCTGCTTCTAATTTTTCCTCAAGGGTCTCTTGATACTTCGCTTCCAAAGCCTCTTTAACTTCGGCAACTTTGGAGTTTAGTGCGGTTTCGAATACAAGCTTTGCTTTCTCTCTAAAGTCTTCGGAGAGTTCTTCGCCACCTAATAATGCATTAACATCATCTTCGATGTTAACTTCAGGTGTCTCTTCTTCAACAACTGTTTCTTCAGTTGTTTCTGCTTCAGCGACTACTTCTTCAGTAGCGGGCTCTTCAGCAACTACTTCTTGTTCGTCAGTCACTTCTGCTTCGTCTCCTTGCTTGAGAGTTTTTCCTTTGCGATTAGTAACTACGTCGGATACCTGCTTGAGATTACCACCAGGAGTCTTCAGCTTAGCTGAATCATCATCCACCTTATAATTTTGAGGTGTTGGTCCACCGAGATCTTCCCATTTTCCTTGGGATGTATCTATAGGTTCGCCAGGCTTACCAGGGGCATTCACTGCAGTATTTGATTTTTTGATGCCTGAAGCGACATCGATCAAACCTTCTTCCATTTCTTGTTTTGTACCACGAGACATTTGTACGACTCCGACTTTTTAGTTAAAATCTATATTTATTTAGAAGTTTTACAAGTTTGATAAGAAATCATTAAAGAGAGATAATTTTTTCTCATCTAATTGTTTCTGATCAACCAATGTATTGATGGTCTTATATGTTTTTTCTGCGAACTTCTCACGCAAAATACCACCATCCCATACCCAGTCCTTACCTTCCATAATACCTTCAACGAAAGCATCAGGAGCAGAAGGATCGGCAACGATATCTGCAGCAGTTGATAACATAAAGTCATCACCTACAACATTGACTCCTTCACGAGTTGGTTTGAGAGAACCAATACCTCTTGAAGATACGCCAAGTTTTACACCTTCTTCAATAAGTGAAGATGCAATTTTACCCATTGGTGTACCGAGAATTTTCGCTTTACCAATGAAGTTTGATCCATTCTCCTTAAGAGAAACGATCTTATGAGAAACACGATCAAGGTTTACCGTTGGACCTTCGGGATGACCGAGTTCTCCAAGTGCTCTTCCTGATTGAATATGATTCTCGTTATAACGTCCAACTTCCTTGCGGAGTGTTTCCATTGGATACATTCTACCATTACGGTTTTGAATGTTTCCTTGCAAAAAGACACCCTCGATATACATTGATTTCTTGCCGTTTCTATTTTCGACAAGGAACTCAACTGTTTCAATTTCTTCTCTAATGAGTTTCATCAGGCATCCCCGCTTGTTTGGACTTGTTGAATATAAAGAACTCCACCTGTTGCACCATCTGGTGTTAAGGCAGATACACTATTTGATCTATAAAGAGTAGCATGACATCCAGGATCAAATGCTGTACTAATACCAGAAGTATCAGCACTCACTTTAATTCTAGTTTGGAAATAACCATCCCTACCAGATGAATGATAAACAGTAGTCACCTCGGCATTACTAATCTTGGTATCATAATTACTATCACTTGAATCTTGAATAGTAACTCTGTCACCAACCACGAAAGGCATTTGTGTTCCTTCTGGACAAACAAGGGTTGTTGCTGATCCGACAATAATATCAGTAACTCTTTGAGATGCTTTTGTTATTCCCAGTGTTGCAGTTCCCCCTGCAGGAACATAATAGTCAGAAGTTGTAGCAACTGGATTTGTACCTATTGCAACAAAAGCAGGAGCTCCTTTTGCTACTACTCTTACTACACTTGATTGTACTTTAAAAGCACTCGAAGTTGCTGCCGTTCCCGCCAACGCAATCGATTGTCCTGCTCCAACTGCTCTATGTGCCATTATGCTATACTTTTTGGATCATTTGTAAGTTATTTATAAAACTATTCCTCATCATCTTCTTCAGTTTCGATTTCATCTCCAACTTCTGTTTCTGCTTCTGCATCCACTTCGGTCTCGACTTCATCTTCTACTTCTGGTTCTTGATTACCGAATAAACTATTTGCTACATCTTGACGATATGCATCTACTCTTTCTGCAGACTTTGCAAAAAGAACATCTTTAATTTTATCGCTAACCTGTGATGCGGAATCATCTGCCACCATCATGTTCATTAATTCATCATCCATGTTAATAATTAAATAACCTTTTATATTTATGTAATATACTATCGCTGGTGTAGAGTATACTCCATCAGCATAGAATAAAACATATTTTTCATCTTCTCTAAACGTTCATGTTCGGAACGATGTCTGAATGGTTCACCAGGCCAATTATCATACAAATGATTAAGAGCATCATACATTAAACGAATATCATCTATTCCGAAATTCGCTTTAAGGTATTGTTTTCCTCTTTCGTCCCGATTCAATTCCAATTAAATTTCTCCACCTTTCGGCATTTCTTTTTTAACTAAAGTTTCACCTTCTAGATCTGGTTCCATTACTGGAGCATTTGGATCTCCACCCATAGCATCTAAAGGCATTCCTGTTTCAGGATCAACTGGTGCCATTGGATCAGGAATAACTCCATCCTCAATTTCTTTTGCCATCAATTCATCCTGTTCCTTAATCTCAATATCAGTCTGACGAAGTATCTTACGTCTTACATAATCTTGAGAATAGTATCTGCCAATATATGGTTCTGCAGTAGCAGCAACATTAATTCTTTCGTTAAAGAGTTCTGTTTCTTTAAGTTCAGAGAAGTGATTATCATATAAGAAATCATATTGAATATGATCACTCATAATATCCCAGTCTTCTGGAGTCACAACATTCTTCAGAATTAACTGTGTTTTGAGCATGTCATGGAACATTCTAGAAAATCTCTTCCTTAAACGTCCGACAAATTTAGTGAATTTTAATTCATCACGTAGTATTTCTGATGATCTTCCTAAATTAAATCCTCCTTCTCCGTCCATTCTAGATGGTGGAACATTGAGTGAACGGTACAATTTCTTCTTGAAGTACTCAATGTCAGTGATTTCTCCAAGGTTTTGGCCTCCAGGAAGAGTAGAAATTTCAGTACCACGTCCTCCTTCCCTTCTGGGTAACCAAAAATCTTCCAACATCGCCATATACTTTTTGTCATCACGAATCTCACCAGTGTTTGCATCATATACTAACTTGTTACGATACCTCATCATAACATCACGAAGGTATTGTTCTGCCTTAACTTTAGGTAGATTACCAACGTCGATATAGAATATTCTCCTTTCTGGTGCTCTTGATAATCTGTAGATAACAAGACTATCCTCAATCATTCTTAATTGATTGAGTGATTTAATTGCTTTATGAAGATAAGAAAGTGTTGATCCTTTATTTCTATCTACTAATCCAGAAGTACAATAGGTAATTGCATCCTTTGCAATTTTAACTCCTTGACTAGGCCCTTTTGCATTAATGTTACCAGTAGGGTAAATACCCTTCTGATTGTAAATAAAATACTCTTCGATTTCTGGGAATTCATAATCCATTGGATCATCCCCAGTATTTGACACCTTATACTTATCTGCTTCTTTCTTTTTTTCTTGTCTAACATGACGCATTTTCATTGCGTCTATGTATCTTAATTCCTGAATACCGTCTTGTGGTCTCTTTAAATCTATGATTTTATGATAGTAAATACGACCATCAATGTACCAATTCCTATAGATTTCGTGTGCTTTTTTATCAAAATCTAATATGTCTAATAGATATCTAAACTCTTTTCTGATTTTATCTTTAATACCATCACTAGCATTAAGATTAGAAAGTTCAATTTCTACTGGAGTATCATTAGTATCTGATACAATTGCTTCATTTACAATATCTTCAATAGCACTATCCGCTTCTGGATGAAGTGCCATCTCTCGATACCTTTTAATCAAATCAAATTCAGTTCTATAGATACCTTCAATATCTACATAAGAACCAAAAAAACCACTACTCATATAGTGGTCGCTCCCATCCTCGTTATTTGGAGGAATGGGAGATACCGCAGTATTCGATAGTGATTCGGAGTCCTCTATCGAGAACCCAAATAATTTTGCCATGATTTATAGTTTCCTTACGTACTATTTAGTTAGCCGTTTGGACCGCCAGCCCCGTTAAATCTGTAAGATTGAACTTGGAAGTCTACAGTAAACTCTTCTATAGTATCGGTTGAATCGTAAGATAAGTCAATAGCAGCCACAGTTGAAGGCCAAATATTGAAGAATTCATACTCTTTAAGAACACTATTTGCAGTTCCAGAGTTAGATTTACTATTTGGTGTAGAACCTCTACCTAACTGATAAACTTTAGCATTTACCATATAAGCTTCTGGATCTGTTGCACCCAAGTTATTTTCTAACTTGGCAATTAGATCTGCCCACTCTTCAAATGCGTTTCTTAAGTTAAAGTTTTCGTCATTAATTATAGTTACTGTCCAAGGATCAATTGTCCTGTCTCCAGCAACTTTAAAAATACGACCTCTAAATGGGATATCGATGTTTGCTATGTTTGAAGCAGGTAATGTTGCTGCTTTGCACATATATGAAAAATCTGATGAATTCCAACTAATCCCTGCAGGTAGAGTTGTGAGCTCTACCTCGAACAGATTGGGTCTTGCACCGCCACCGATCAGTGCTCCTTTAAAATCAGAGATCGTTCTGTTCTCTTTCGTTGATGCCATAATTCTGTACTCCTCCTAGTAGTTATTTAGATGAATTAATGGAATTAAACACGACCAGCAACTTCATCGAAGCTAACACCAGTTCTAGTAGCAACAAATGTAAGAGTTACATAGTTGATAGACTTGGCAGGCTTCAGATAGATGTCTGCTCTAAACTCATTGTTATCAATAATATCAGGAGTGTTATTAGTTGTATCGCAAACAACTAGGAATCCGTAGAGTCCACGTTTTGCTTCAACATCTCGTAGATAAGGTTCAACAATGTTTCTAAAGTTTGCTCTCGTTAACTCATCATTTAACTCGAAGAGTTGTGCTTCTGCAGCTTTCTGCAGTGCTTGCTCAATTGTAAGGAATAAACGGCGAACGTTAATTCTGTCAAACGCTGATGCATATGCGAGTGCGGTTTTGTCACCAAAGAGTAGTGTACCTGTACCAGGTTTTGTAACAACAGCGTTAATTCTATTTGGATACAGTTGATCTCTTTGATCTTGTGTTGGGTTGTATGCAAGTTTAATTGCATTGTTTATGATTCCTCTTTGCTGACCAGCAGGAGAGAACCAAGGATATGCAACGACATTTGTGCGACACATTAGTCCAGCAATGTCTCCATTGGTTGGAATGTATCTAAATTCGTTGTTAAATCTGTCGTAAGTATACTTGTAACCACTATCGAAGATTCCGTAAGAGGAAGATGATAGAGGAGCGAAGTATGTAATCAGGTTAGTAGTCTGTGTAGTTGTGTTTGTTACGTTAACAAGGTCACCTCTATGAGGACCAATACATGCAACACAGTCTTTTCTATCTCCAACAATGGATAACAGACTATTTGCTTTTGCCTGTGAGAGATCTCTAGCACCTAAACCAGGCCCCATGATTAGATAATCTACCTGAATCTCATCTTTATTGGCAAACTTATTATATGAAGTCTTAAGATCACCTAGAGTAGCAGTCATACCACCATTCTGTCCGACTTCAGGAATTCCAGCACCATAATCAACACCACCACCAAATTTATAGGTTTTGTTTCCTATAAGTGAGAATGTTGTGTCTTGTGCCTTCTGACCCCATAAACCTTGAGCAGTTGTATAAGGTGTGCAAGCAGTTCCGAAACCAGATGCAATTGGTTCAGTATTCCAGTAGGTATCAGCAGCAGCAGATACGTTGTATCCAGCGTAAATATTGTCGGAGAAATCTGCAAGATACTGTTTGTAGTATATCTTCTGTGGAGAATTTACTGCAGAGATAGCATCTTCTGCCTTGGAAAGACTGATATGCTTCTCAAGGATAGCACCTTGAACTCCACTGATGGTACCAAAGTCATCAACAACAGCAAGATGCATTCCGTCGTTCTTGCCCTTTCTCTTGGTTACATAATTGTTAGATGATGGTCTTGGAGCAAGAGACTTCCAGTAAACTACTGAATTCTCTAATCCTAGAACCTGATTATCATACCAATCTTCTGCAGCCGTTGGTGAGAAGGTTACTGGAGTATTCACTGCGTTTGGAGCACCAGTATTAATACCAGAGTTGTTTACAAACCAGATGTTATCGGAAGTATCGAATGAAGCGTATTGAGTATACTGCTTATAATCGATTTTAGTTTCAGTACCTGCACTAGAAACTCTAGATACAATTTTTACATCAACTGTAGAAAGACTGTTCGTAGCATCTGTTGATACACCAGTTATAATTCCTTTCAGGTATCCGCTAAATCCAGCAGTACTACCAGCACCAGGTATGACCACATCCGATAGTGCAGCAGTTACAGCATATCCAACGATAGCACCATAATCTCCTGGACTTGTAGTTGTGATACCTAAAGTCTGGTCTGCCAAGTCGTCAATGAAGCAGACTTTTAAACCATTTGCCCAAGAACCTGGGTTCTTTGCACCATAGGTAAATTCTGTCGATGTATTCCAGTTGTTCTGGTAATCATCGTAATTTTTAATTTTTAAGTTACCAGCAGACGTAGATGCTATTCCAACACCTGCGTTTGCGTTGTTTAAGTTCGTTCCGTCAGTACGGCAAACTTTTAAGACTCCCCCGTAAGTAAGGTAAGACGCTGCTGTCATCCAGTACTCGTATTGGGCATCCGTTCCTAGCGGTTTACCATATACGTTGATTAGATCCTCTTCTGTAGCAATATCAATTGGTTCATCGACGGGACCGATGCTGAATGGACCAGCAATCGCACCGATGTTATCCAATACATTTTCAGCTCTTCCTACGGTAAGGTCAACCTCTCTCGTTAATACACCAGGAGATAATTGAGGTGTCGCCATGCTTTAGACTCCGATACTCAGTATTTCTGAAAATATTTATTATTTTGGATGTTTACATATAGTCCCACATATAGTTCATACCTCCACCCTTGTCTCCATATTCATCTGTATACCACCTATCACCTTCCGCATCAACAAAAGTACCTTCTTCTAATCCATCAGCAATAAAACCAAATGGTGCCATATCTTGCTCAATCTGATTTTTCTGTTCTTCATACAATCTTTTCCTTACATCCTGATCAGTAAGTTCTTTGAAATAGTCTTGTGCAACCAACCAAGCATATATGACAAGGCACATTGCAAGGTCATCATTACATCCTTCTTCTGCTTCGAAGGAATTACTCTTCTGAATGAAAGTTGTTAATTCACTTAATATTTCATAATCCTTAAATAATAATTTATCACTCTCAATAATAGTCTTTAAGTTAAGAGCACCAACCTTCTTAACAGTCTTGGACATCTTAACTCCAAGTTGTGTCTTCTTACCAGAGAACCCCTGACCTACAACTTGACCTGCTCTACCTCTCATAGAACACATTAAGAGATTTTCATATTCTAAATCGTAATTTATAATTGCTGCTACCTGATCTCCAATATCATTTACTTCACATAAAATAAATGCTTGATTATACTTTGATGCTATTTCATATATGATACTTGGGAATAGCATAGGTTTAATCTCATTATTCCTATACTTTGCTACTACCTTATGAGGGAATGAAGTAATATCTACAACTACAAATGCAGAGTAATCTTTCTCTACTCCTCTTGCAACGTCTACTGTAACAACATAATCATGTTTCTTTTCTGGTTCTTCATATACATCAAGTCCTGCACTTGATGTCATTGGATTTTCATAAACAAAAGATCTTAATTTACTAGGTGCAATAAGAGTATCAACAGATCCTAGAAACTCACATTCAAATTCAACCTTAAACTGTTGCTCTGAAGTGTTTGCAATAGTTTGTTGTCTCCATTTATCATCTCTACCTGGAACTTCAGACCAATGAACATCTGTTGGAGTATATTCATTCTTTCCTCTTTCTGCGTCGTGCCAATACCTATAAAAATGGTTCATCCCGTGAGGAGTAGATACCATTATGACTTTCGTGCTTTTACCAGAAGTAATAGTAGGATAAACAGAGGCAAAAAACGAATCAGCAATATGATTTGGAACGAATGCAAACTCATCCAGAAACAAGATATTGAATGACATTCCTCGAACAGCTGAGGCACTAGTCGAAGCAGCCAAGATTTTGGAACCATTTTCTAACTCCAGTGAACCTCTATTCCATGACAAGACACCTTGTTGCATCCACTTGGGAACATTCTCATATGCAGTTTGTAGTCTGCCAAGAAGTTCCCTTGCGGTTGCTGCCTTGTTAGCAAGAATACCAATATTTACACTATCATTAAATAGCAAATAATGCAAGAGATATGAAATACATGTTGTAGACTTACCTGTCTGACGAGGCATCTTACATATATTAAATCTCTTTTCGTGGAAATTCTTAATTAATTTTTCTTGAAAATCATAAGGTTTAAATGGTGTTAAACCTTCATCAAGAGAAACAATCTTAACATGCTGCTTTGCGAAATAAACTGGATCTTCCCTACATGCCACATATTCCAGCAATTGCTCCTGTGTGAATTCAACAGAAACGTTTGCTTTTTTTAGGTTCGGGTTACCTAGATAAATTTCGTCAACTACAGGCATAATTAAATCATTTCATAAGTTTGTCCAAAGTGTTTTCTATCGTGTGCTATTGTTCTTTGTTGTAGGTCTAGTGCTCTTTTTAATTCTTCTACTTTCTTTTCTAAATCTTTAGTTTTATCATCCCCCTGTTGTTTGGAGGATAGGTTCTCCAGGTTCATGTTCCGATACTTGATAGTTCCAGAGTTTAGCACCAGGATACACTTTTCTCACTTGATCCTGAACTTCTCTGCGTGATGGTTTCACTACTGAAGGGAAAAACATCTTTATCATGTAGTTACTTCCCCGCCATGCCAAATATACGTCGATTATATTTCCGACTTTATTATAATCTGGAAGTTTCGTTGCTTCCTTTAGTGGGTCTTCGTATTGTATGTTTGATTGTGGAACCTTTATTGGGTCTGGTTTAATAACATCAAACGTCTCAAATTCACGGAACTTGATATCTCCTGTGGCATCTTCGACCTGAATACCACAGTTCTCTAAAGCAGCAATTTGTGCTGGTCCCATGTGAAAATTATATCAATACGTTACTTATTTAGTTTTATAAGCAATTTCAACAGTTCAAACGCATTATTGGGTGGATAAATCATACCGTAATAGTATTAGATTTAACAGTGACTGTTGCGGAAGAAGAACTTCCCATATTCACTTGCATTAACATATTACCACCACTTATCGTTGCTGTAAAGGTTCCTAGCATAGAACCTGTTGCAATTGCCCATTGTTCAACAATAGTTGCAGTTGTACCATCATGTATTAATCCATATTGACCTGCTTGATATGCAGAACCCTGTGTGATTACTACATCAACAATTGCAGCACGATAAGTAGATGCAGAAATTGTTGCAACTGTTGTAGCACTTGTAGATGAAACAGCAGTATCTGATTCCGATGCAATACCTGGAATGTTAGTTAACGATGCACCAGAACCAGAAAATACAGCTGCAGTTAATGTTCCTGAATTTGGATTATATGACAATCCCGTATCAGTTTCAGCACCCTGATTACCAGTAGCACCATCTACAAATACTGGATATACAGTTTCATCAGTAGAGTTATTTGCACTACAAGCAAAGTTAGTTGCATTAGTTGCAGTAGTTACCGTAACCCCTGCAATGTGTGTGTCTAATGCTGTACCATTAACAGTAATTGCATCTGCTTCTAATGTTCCGTCAATATCTGCATCACCAGAGATATCTAAACTAGCAGCAACAACATCTCCTACTGTAATATTTGGAGTTCCACTTAATCCTGCAGCAGTACCTGATGTATTCTGACTACCAGAAGCATTTACACCTGGAAGGTCAATTGCAGCACTACCATCAAATGATACACCACCAATATTTCTAGCTGTAGCAAGAATTGTAGCAGTAGCAGCATTACCTGTACAAGAACCAGATGAACCAGATGCATTACCAGTAACATTACCAGTTAAAGCTCCAGTAAATGTGGTTGATGTAAGATTTCCATCTGATGGATTATATGTTAGTCCCGTATCAGTTTCAGCACCTTGACCACCTGTAGCACCATCTACAAATATTGGATATACAGTTTCATCCGTTGAGTTATTTGCAGAAACCGTGATGTTAGTTGCAGTTGTTGCTGTAGTAGCAGTAGTAGCATTACCACTTGTATCTTGATCACCAGCAGTGTTAACACCTGGAAGATTAATATTAGCAGATCCATCAAATGATACTCCACCAATATTTCTAGCAGTTTCTAGTGCAGTAGCAGTAGCAGCATTACCTGTTGTATCTTGGTTTAATGTTCCTACGGTAAAATCTAAAGTATTATCAGCATCTTGATATGCAACAGTAATACCTGATTCAGTATTACTACTAACCATACCACCAACAGTATCAGCAATAGTTTCAGCAAGAGATGTTCCAGCAACCGTGAAACTTGTTGCTGTTATAATACCGCAAGTAATATTACCATTAGAATATATGGTAGCAGCAGTTCCAACATGAACACCACCTGTTGCAGTTGTGACTCCAGTTATATTAACATTACTTAAGAATGTTGCTGGAGTTCCTGTTTGAATATTATCCGTAGATGCAACACCTGTTAAACCTGTTCCATCTCCAACAAAACTTGATGCTGTTACTATACCAGAGAAAGTTGCATTACCATTAGCCTTAATCGTCGCAGCAGTACCAACCTTAAGACCACCTATTAAATTTGCTTCTGTAGTAGTCTGAATATTATCTGTAGATGCAACTCCAGTTAAACCTTCGCCACTACCAACGAATTTAGTAGCAGTTACTATACCAGAGAAGGTTGCATTACCATTAGACTTAATCGTTGCAGCACTTCCTACTTCAACACCACCTGCTGCAGTAACAATACCAGTATAGTTTGCTTGACCACTAGAGTCTGCGACCTTACTTCCACCAACTAAAATTGTACTTGTTGATGCATCTAAAGTTATACCAGTACCAACAGAAACCTTATTATTAGCAGCATCTAAAGTAATACTACCAGTACCAATTGTCAGAATACCAGTTACACGACCATCCCCCTCAACAATTAAAGAAGTAACAGCTGATCCTGCTCTTACATGTAAACCACCTAAACAAGATGTTAATCCAACAAATGTAGATACACCAGCAGTTACATGTAAACCTTCATTACCCGTCTGCTGTATACCCTTGGTTGCCGTGACAATACCAGTAGAATAGATATCAGTTACAACATCATAATTAAGTTGGGCAGCAGTTAAAATACCACTAAAATATCCACTCGTAGCAGTAATAACACCAACACTTAATCCAATACCAGATACATTACCTTTGGTTAATACTTCATCTAATGTTGATGAACCTGATAGTGCAGTACTTGCAATACCAACCCATCCATCTCCATTATAGATTAATAACTTATTAGTTCCTGAACTCTCATCAAAAGATACATCATCAAGGTCTTTAATAAACCCTGCACCACCGCCACCGATGGTATATAACTGTTGCTGAACTCTATTAACAAATAACTGATAATGCTTTGATAAGTCCTCTAATGTAGCAAACTTCTTATTAGTTGGTGTAAGAGGATCCTTATTATCTTCACCTGGATCTGGTTGAATAGGACGATTATTTACTTCTTCAGTTAATACATCCTGTTCTTCTTTTAATGTTTCCTGCTTACTTTTAATTTCTTCAACAAGAATCTTAAGAGAATCTATACTTATATTGAAGTCTTCCCTAACTTTCTTAATATCTTCATCATAATATTTTACTTTTGGAAGGTTTTCAATCTCTTCTGTCAGAGCAGTAAAGTATCCATCAAAGATATCCTTTGCTTCTGTATTCTTTCTATTGAATTCCTTAACTTCCTCTTCAACTCTTTGCTTTAATACATTTAATTTACCAAGTATATCCTTCTTTAATAATCTATCATCATTCTTAAAAGAATGTTTTGTGTCATTTATTCTTAAAGCAGCTTCTCTTAACTCCTTGTATATCTTATCTTTAGTTTCTTTTAAATCCGAAGTTATTTTATCAATACTAACTCTTTTTTCGAAGTCTTTCTTATCAAGATCTTCTGTAAGATGATTAATGTCATCATCAAATCTATCTTTAAGATCATTGATATGATCATTAACCTTACTAAAATCATCATCAATTACACCAAAGGTCTTACCAATCCAAGAGAAATCTGGGACTTGATTAACCTCATTAACCCACTTTGGGAATACTGGTATAGATTCTTTTACTGCAAGAATGTCTTCTTTAAGAGACTCTAAATCTACCTCATAATACTTTGGTTCTGGAAGGTTTACAATATCTTCCTTAATGACCTTAATCTTCTCCTCAAGGTCATTTACCTGTTCATCATAATATTTTATTTCAGGTATATCAGCAGCATTCTGATTTATCTCTTCTCTTAAGGAAGCAATCTCATCATCATAATACTTTATCTCTGGTACTTCAGGAATACTATCCCTAACCAGTTCAACTTGTTCTGTAAGTTTTTCTAATTCTTCGTCGTAATATTTTATTTCTGGAATATCTGGAATATCTTTTCTTACGTCATTTATCAGACGTACTATCTCCGTTAAATCTTGTGACTCTTCTACAGAGCAAGGTGTACCAGGTGCTTCATCTTCTTCTTTCTCTGCTTCTATTTCATCACTTTCGTCGGGATTTTCTATGAAATCTTGTACCGAAGGTAGTTTTTCTTCTTCTGTTATAAATTGATCGACTGAAGGTAATTTACTCTCTGGTAAATTATCTATCGACGGTAACTTGTCCGACATTTTATGGATACTGAAAGTACTTCGGGATTCCTCTCCCAAAGTTATTTAGAATCTTTAGGTAGTCCGTTCTTTAATAGTTTTTGTAACTCTGCTGTTGAACCAACAAATAAGGCATTATTAACTGTAGATGGTCCTTTTACTTTTGTTTCTTCTTCTACATCCTTTAATTTCTTTTGTAAATCCATTAACTTATCAGTTGCATCAGAGACACTCTTAATTAACTGTCCTGCAACCTCATATGCTCTAGGCATCTCACTATCTTGTGCAAGTTCAAGAATACCATTAATTGCTTCCTGACCCTTCTCTATAATACTGTAAAGATTACCACGAGTATATTCATAGTCTTTATCAATATCAGATTTGGTAAGTCTATCAGGTTTTTGCTCTGGAGTTATACCAACCTTTTCCGATGGAACAATAGTTGATTCTATATCAAAAGTTTCATCTAAATTACTCATCTTCATGTAAACTCTCCACTAAATCCGAAGTCATCTCCTGCTTCTATAAGTGCATCATCAGCAGCAGTAATTCCTAATACTTCAGATCCTTTAACGTGTGCAGCAGCAGTTCTACCATCCCTACCTCTGTCAACAATAATCTTGTTGCTGTCAATCTGCTTAATATACATCTGCTCGTCATCAACATCAATATAGGTTTCAGCAGTAAGAGCACTGCCATCATTTACAGTAATAGAGGTCTGTGATGCATCAATATCTTCTGTAAGATTTGTAAGAACATCACCTGTATAATCTTTAGTTGCTCTTGGAGTAACAGTATATGTAACATCTCTTTCGACAGATGTAGCACCACCAGCCATATATTTGACACCAACCTTCTTGATGATATCCTTGGTAGCAGAAGTAACAGGACCGAATAGGTATGTCTTTGCACTAAATCTTAACGTGTAAAGTAGAACTCTACGAGTAGTAAAATTACCTTCATATTGATCATCCATTGTAACACTTTCAAGTATTACAGGAACATCTCTTTTTTCTTTCATTGATGAAAGTAAATTTACTGTTAAATTATATTGTGGTTGAAAATATGGTAATATCTGTTCAACAATCTGAAGGGCATCATCATTCAACTTGGTCATGATGCTTAACTCAAATTGCATACTATAAGGAACAGGCATATATGCTTTATTCGTATTCTTTCCAGTAGTATTATCCTTTACTGTAAATTGTTGAGTTGTAGTTACTTTTCTTGATGAATCATATTGAAGACCAGTAAACTCAAATGACATTCTCGGTAATGTCAATGATGTTCTTTTATTAAGGTCTGGTGATTCTTCTAATCTTGCTAAAAACTTTTGTGTAGGTCCATATGCCAAAGGAACTTTCACAGTAGAATCTTCCTGTTTAATGGTAATATCATTAAACAGTGTACCAAAACTAATAATGGTTTTTCTAAAGATTTCGTTATAAAAATATTCAAACATAGTTATAGACCTGACACTTTATTTATGGAGTACCGAATGGATTACCTTCAGAGAAGTCCAGAATATCATCTGCTTCAGTCTCAAAGGTATCATTGTCACCAAATCCATCATCATAGTTAGTTAGGTCTATTAACCTTACAACACGGGATGCACCTGATGTAGAACCTGTTAGAGTCTCTGATACAGCGAAGGTTCCTTCTACATTAGATATCTCTATTTCATTTGTTACAGAGTTCCATGTTCTTACTCTTGCAGTAGCACCACTTGTTCCTCCAGTTACAATTTCATTGAATACGAAGGTTCCAGTACTTGTTCCTATTGGAGCAGCAATACTGATTGTTGGTGGTGTAGTATAACCTGCACCAGCATTAGTTATATGAATAGCAGATATAGTACCTGCGGTACTTACAACTGCTGTAGCAGCAGCAGAGACCGTTGAGAGACCCGTAAACGTGACGGATGGTGCTGTAGTATATCCAGAACCACCTCCAGTAACAGTAACGATACCAATGGTTCCATTTGCCATATATGCAGTAACAGCAAGACCTGTTCCTCCACCACCATAGAATTGCATTTCAGGCCCTGTAGTATATCCAGAACCAGGATTAACTAGGTTAACTTCTTGTACTACACTTGAATTAGAAGAAGCATCATAACCAGCACCAATAAACAATCCACCACGTAGATATGCAGTTGCTATACCAGTTACTCCACCTGCAGGAGCAGATGAAATTGCAACTCGTGGAGCATATGTATATCCACTACCTCTATCTGTTACTGTAACAAATTGAATACCACCATGTACCTGTGTAGTAACAGCAGTTGCTTGCTCTGCGTCTCCAATAAGAGTAAGTTTTTGAGTGGTTCCAATTACGAAGTCTGCACCATCTACACCTTCCGTTGCTTCTAAAGTGTCATCAATTTCATCAACACCAGTATCAATAACTTCATCTTCGTAACGGAAGAGTTCACAACGAAGTTCATATACATAAGTATTCTTAAGCATATAAAATGGTTTCTCGTGCTCTACGTACTTGATTTCAAATAAACGATCTCCAAATGGGAAATAGATTAAATCTCCTTCTTTTGGTCTAGTTGAAAGTTTTATATTAGACTCATTCTTCATCAAAGGAGAAATATAATTCTCAAATCTTTCCTTTGAAATTATTAACGTTACTTCATTGGTTTGCTCAATACCAAATTTAGAAAGGAGAGTTGGATTATCTCCATATCCATCAAAATTGTCAATATATGCTTCTATAGGATATGCATCCTCAAATGAAGATGCACTTACTTCTCTTAATACTGAATCGGAAGAAACATACTTCCTAGGCATAAAATGTACATCAACACCATAAATTTTCAACTGCTCATTAATGAGCGATTGAACTAAACTTTGTTCACTCTTTGATCCTTGCTGAAAATACGGGTTAAGTACCATAACATTAACCTATCATATCTAATGGTGGAAGTTCGTACATGTTAGACATTTGTTCTCTGATGACTTCTAATTCTTTTTCTGCGTCATCATAGATTTGCCTACCATTTAACTCGACCCCACCAGGTAATTTAACCCCTTGGAATTTAAGTAAATTTTGCCCCCACTGCTTTTTAATTTTAGCAGTAGTAAATCTTTTTAAGAATGAATCATTCCAAACTCTTGCATAATCATCTGGATGTAATGATCTATAACATTCCATTACTATAAAATCATCTGCTCGAAGACTTGACCAATCAATATCAAGATATAATCTATCCATTCTCTGATTAAATCTGATTTGTTTTTGTGTGGTTAATGCAAAGTCAATATCCTCAAGGAAAGTCTTAACCATTGCATATGTTAAAATTTCAGTAGAACCCCAATAGTAAATATCATTTAAGAATAACTGATATTTAACACTAAACATATTATTGGTAATAGTATTAGCACCATCAAAATGCATTACCTTTGTTACACCAATAACTGATGGAGGGACTTGTAAATAATTACTAGTCTCTGTCCAACTAAAACTAGTAGTACCACCATCAATAGTTGCAGTTGCTGTTGTTGTAACTATTCCTACATTATCTGTTCTCCCATCTCTTGCTCTTCCTCTTTTAATATCATCTTCAGTTACCTTATACTTCATGAACATTTGGATGGTTCCATCAAAATGTCTTTCTTGAAAGAATTGAATGGAATCATCTAGGATATCATCTATTTGTTCATCAGCAACATTAATCTCCAACACGGGAGCACCCAGTTGTCTTTTACAATAAGTAACTAATTCTTGGCGAGTGGATGGTTGCATCTATACAGTTCCTCTGTTTTAATATTTATAGTGCAGTAGAAATGCCTTGATTAACCATTACATTTCCACTAACAATTCTATAAACTGTTGCCCCTGAACTAACATTAATATCATATACATATCTTCCTTCATTTAAATTTCTTGTTTGAGCAGCAGTTAAGGAAGCAATGAATTTACCTTCAGTAGCACTTGTAAATCCAACAGTAAATGTTGCATCAGCAGTACTATAGGATGCACCAATAGCAACGCTTTTAACCATTGCACCAGTACCAGTCCAAGTATTACCTACACCAGCAGAACCAGTGTAGAAATCAAAATTACCATTAGAAAGATTTTCTACTTCGAAATGCTGCCTAAAGTCTGCACCAGTAGTAATTACCAGATTAGCACCATAGGCAACACCAGCATCTGGGTCAAAAGTAAACTTTTTAGTTGCCATGTACTAATTCCTTTAATAGAGATTTGATTTCATTAATTTCACCTTTCAAATTAGCAAGATCTTCTTCCATATTAGAAGATTTTTCTTTTGCTTTGTTAGCAGCCTCACGACGTGCTACATACTCATCATAATCAGATTGATTGTCATTGAGTATAGCATTTGATACAGGATCCCTCATTAAATTTTGATGATCCTTCACCTTCACGAATTCATTGTTCATTATGCTAAAGTAATAACTCGAAGATCAGAAATTCTTGGAACATAGACCTGATTAGTAGAAGCAAGAATAATCTTAATTCTATAAGAAAGGAACTTGGGTAGATTATCTGCAGACCAAGCATACTCCTTAAAGTCTATTTCATTAGAAAGGAATCCTGGATCACTATATGCAACCATCTTATCAGGTCTTCCATCATTTTTTTCTTTATTCACAACTTCTCCAATATTATTTAAATTTGTATATCCTGGGAAAGGAACAAATATTGGTTCAAAGTTTGCTGTATCAGAAATTGCATAGAAACATCTAATATCATTATATGCACTAACATGAGCATCAAGTATAATTTGAATAGAAGTTGCAGCATTAGACAATACATTTTCTTTAGAAATGTATTGACATCCTGATGGATCCATAAAGATATCAGAAGATCTTGGATCATCAATATAATCTAAAATAGGAGAATCACATCTATTAGATGTTAAAATTATATTTGCTCTTTGTGTATCAACTATAGGAGATACTCTAGAATCATTACTCTCTAAATTAAGTCTCATATTAAATGATCTATCACCAGGGAATTGTTGAATAATACTGTTATTTGTTTCATTAACTCTTGATGCAATACACCTAGGAGTATTCATAAAATTAGTTTTATTCAAAGTAATAGTTTCATATCCTTTATCGGAGAATGGAAGATCAATACCCTTACCAGCACCATCATCGAGACTTGTACCAGAAACAGTTCTCATTTCAGCACTAACTTTAGTTCCTGCAACAGTTATATTATGAACCTGTGGGGAAATAAGTTCGAAAGGCATATTTTGAGTTGCCTTAATATTAAATCCACCAGTTGATTTAGTATCATTTACATATAATAATGGGAAACTTTCTGCTGTAGATCTACCAATAGCAGTTGGTGATGTTTGAGCAGCAAAGTCAACTTTAATAGTATAATGACCATATCCTATTGGAGCTTGTTTTTGTGCATCAATTATAGAAGCACTAACATCACCCAAATAATGAGTTTTATTAATTCTTGCTAAAGATATACCACCAACTTCTTGTTTAGTAACAAGTTCTCCCTGCAAATGATTACTTCTAGTAGTACTCCAAGTTGATCTATCAATACCTGTTAAAGTATTTCCAGAAACACCAGTATATTTAATAATCTCATTTCCAATCTTCACATAACCTGGATTGGATGCTGCAACACCAACACCTTCAAATGTTGTGAAATTAGTACTACTATTAACAGATATTGCTGAAGTAGAATCTTCACTATATGGGGAACTTAATTTTGTCGGTAAAACATCACCTTCTACATCAGAAATATTTACATAATTTGTTTCATGATACATACCATGATTCTTATGATCTACAATAATATGAATTCCATCTTGATAACCCGTATCAATATCATCAACTATTTCAATATTAGTAGGTAGAACATTACCACCCATATGATTCATTGTTGTACCAACACCAACACTGCTAGTATACATTAATGTATTACCAACTCCAGTCTTAAAGTCACCTTGAACATTATCTAGTATTAATTCATTTGTACTTGCAATAGAAACAATCGATAATTCTGCATTTATTCCCTTACCTGTTGTAACTCCAACAACATCTCCAACCTGATATCCATAACCAGAAGTTGATACAGCTGCTCCAGTTACACTACCATTCAAGAAAGTAACAACTGCAGTAGCATCCTTACCATTTCCAGTTATAGTTGTTAAAGCAACACCAACAACAGTTGAAACACCACTTGCAGGAGTGTATCCAAATCCAGCATTTATTACTGACATTGCTCCTGTTGCAACACCAGCATTACCAACATAATTACCAGTTGCAGTTTTAACACTATTCTTATCTTCCTGATAGACAGTATTACCAAATTCAAAATTAACATTACCTCCCAATGTTGTTCCCAAACCAACCCTAACCTTTCTAGACTTTAAGTTAATTGAATTAGGCATCAATGTTGGAATCTGCTTATTACCTTCAGAAAGAACTGGATTATAAAGTTCTACTGTACCTTCAGTTTCAAACTCTGCTCTATACAAAGTAAACTTAAGATCTTCCCACTGACTTGCATCCCATGTAGAAGCATTCTGTGATTTAAATAAAGAACCCAAATATGGTTGCTGTGAAATAAATTCATCAGTTATCAAATCTGATTCACCAATTCTAGAAATAAAGACCTTATATTTTGTTGACCAAGAAGCAAGAGTTATTGCATAATCTTGTCCTGGTTCCATATAAACTGGTGCTTTAAATTTAACATTAGTTGCAGAAGTTCCATTTGCTGAAACATTAATATTTTCTGGTGGAATAATAACTTCAGAGAATGGTAAAATTTTCTGTGTAGGTACACCACCCTTCATTGTCCTTAACTGGAATGTCATAGGAATGTCCATGTCATCCTTCGTCTGGAAGAATACATCACAACTAGTCAAGAATACACCAGTTTCATCAAGAACCTGATATGATTGAGCGAGTGGGTCATACCATTCTCTAACAGCACTGGTATTTGTTGTTTCACTAATTACTCTACTTGAAACTAATTGTGGACCAGTACTTCTTTTTACTGCCTCACTTTCAGTTTCTTGTTTGGTTTCAATTTTTGCATTTCGAACAGAAATAATAGTTTCCTGAATAGTTTCAAGAGTTCCACTAGCAGTATATGTTTCTTCACCAAGAGTTTCAGTATCATTTTGATCATTATTTGGATTGTCGATCAAAGTAAATGTCTTTGTACCTGTTTCAAATCTTGGAGCTGTTGGTGAAGCTGGATTTGGAATAAAGAAAGATCCTAATAAATTAGCACTCAAATCTGATACTAATTTGATTTCGGTAACTTCTGCAACTGCACCACTTGTCTGGCCAACAAGAATCGTTCCAGGTGCTGCCCATCCAAAATAATCTCCTTGTGCCTGTTGAGACAATGATAGAGTATCTACGTTCAAAATACTTGTTGTAGATGAATAAGTTGCTGGCATACTAGTAGCAGAACTAGTTGCTTCAGATCGAAGTTGAGTAACTCCAGGAGTTCCCATAAAAGTAGTAATTGCTGTCTCAACTGCTGGACCTGAACTTTGTGTTATATAAGGATCATCTTTAAATACTGCAGTTGGTGCATTATATGGACCTTCTCTATGATTAGCTTGACAAACTCTAAATCTAATATGAGCAGGTCCAATTGTGCGACCAATAACTTTCTCTCCAACCTGGAAAGTACCAGATGTCATTTTAATCTGTAAGAGTTTAGGAGTGCAATACTTACTTACATCAACACCATCAAAGAATGCATACATTCTTGTTAATGGTTTACACTTCGTGGCATGGAATTGAATATTCCTAGAACGCATAATAGGAATAACTTCCCTATTTACAACCTTATCTCCTTGAGATGTTGTATCAAACTGCTCTGTAATAACAGTTCTAGTACCAGTACGAGTTTTCGTTCCAGTATCCATTACATCTCTAAATGTTTCTTCAACTGTTCTATTGGTAGTTGTTTCTAAAAAGAGTCTTTGAAGACTTCTATTACCTGGTCCTTGTGTATTTCTAATACCACCTCTTTTTGCTGCTGCTTGCCATTCTCTAAAGAATCCGTTATTTTGGAATCTACCACCTCTTTGTCCACGGTTATGTGAATGCCAGTGAGCACTTCTTCTCCGTGTATCGGGCATACCTCTATCGATGAATCTTTTCTCTTCCCAATTTAATCTACCAGAACCTCTTCTAGTTGATGTTGATTCATTTCTTGTTCTAGTAAATGTATTAATTTCCTGACCAGTCCAGACTGTTTCCCAAGCATTCCACATTATTGGGCCCATACCAGTTTGTGGATCTACATTAGGATTGTCCCTCATTGTTTGGGCATAATTACCCTCCATATTAATAACCTTTGCTTCTATTCGAGTAGTATCTACCCAAGTATCAGATGTTGGAGTTATCTCCATAGACATCTGCCAGAAACTTACCAAAAATGGAGTAATACTTTCTGATCTAGTAGCAAAACTCTGCTTTAACCATTCAACTTCTGTATAATCTAATGTAATAATATCACCAGATCTTTTAATATTTGTTCCTTCTGGTGCTAAAAATGCTCTATCTTCAGTTACAGAAACTCCTTCAACAGGTCCAAGTTCTAAATCAATAGAGTTTGTATAATGTTGAGGTCTTAATTCTTTCTCTTGTATATCAAGACTATTCTTAATTCCAGCACCATCTTCTTGAGCTTGGAAAGTTGTAAAATTATCAACAAAAAATCCCGACTTAAATCTATTTAATCCATTATTATCAGGAATAAACATATTCGAAGTGTTTGTTTCAAGAACAGATAAACTAGTATAATATTCTAAATTCTTAATTCTATCTTCAAGTTTTTTGATATCAGACATCCGATATCTCTTATGATTTAAGAATTGAATAGAAGTACTACCTTCTGTATCAAGCATATATGGTAGTAATTGAACAGTACCAATCTCTATTGCATCATCAATTATTACTGGTTCAACCATTTTTTCAGAAGGATCCCCATATTGAACTTGGAATTTACCTTCTTTAGTTAAGAAAATTCTATCAACTCGCCCAACATAAAACGAATAAGTTGAAATAATAGTTGAATCTGATGATAAAATATTAGTAGCAGTATTTCCAGAAGAATTAAAGGTTCTACCATAAAATTCCAATGGAGATCTTGCATCTTCAGCAACAGTATAATTAGATACTTTTGGTCTAATATCAATTATATCTGTATTTCGAAGTCCATTAACAGTCTTAACATCATCAAGATAATGTAAATTATTATAAGAATTCTTTGTAGTAATATCACCTTCATCAGAAGAATCAAAATAACCATTAGAGAAATAAACCTTTAATCTCTTTGTTGGTTGAGTTGCATCTGGTTTTCTTTTAATAGATCCATAATCATAAAAACTACTCCTTTGACCAGTATCAAAAGTAAAGTTAGATGAAATATTCTCACTTATTTTATCAATTGTAGTTAATATTGCTTGAACGTTTGATTCCTGGAAAACAACCTTTTCACCTTCAGTAAATTCTCCCGAAAGAGTAATATATGAACATTGAGTATCAGTTAATTTTTCAGCATATATACCAATCGCATCAGATGAACTTCCAATAAATCTTTCACCAATTATACAATCAGTAATCTTTGCAGCAGGTCCAGTAAAGTTTGAAAATGTAGATTTAGGTGCAGATGGTTCAGAAGTATCAACAGATTCAAATACACCAAGAATCTCTATAATATCTCCATAATTCAATGAAATAACAGGATCTTGAACTCTAGTACCATATGGATAATTACCATAAGTTAATCCATCATTTAATGTTGTTGCACCAATACCAGATCCAGCAAGTTTTGATTTATTAATATTTAAAGTATTAATTCTTTGCTTTCTCTTTACTTTTGCTGTTGGTTTAATTTTCTTTAAAGTTGCAATTAAAGTTGCATCTTCATTATTACTTAAATCAGTTCCAATATTACCAATTAAAAGAGTAGTACCTGCAGAACCAAACTGGAATCTATCATCAGTCAATGGTTCAAATGTACCATCTGCTCTCATTAAAATATATCTATCTTCATCATATGGTAAAAATGTTTCATTAGCACCAGCATTAACTGTTTCTGATAATGAATTATTAGTTGCGTCAATAGTAACATCAAATCTCTTTCTAATTTCCAGTTGAGCATCACTTAAATCTACATTTTCTATCAAATTCCGTGGCATTGGAGTATATAATGTATTTTCTGTATCTCCACCCACTGGAGTTATTAGAAGTGATAAATCGGGTACAGATAAAGTTGCAACTCCTACTTGAGGTATGTTTCCTTCAACAACACCAGGAACAGTAGTAACACCAGTTACACTAATAAAGTTTGTACTAACACCAGTAACTCTTGCAACAGTTACAGTTGCACCTGAACCAACAGTTGAATTTACTACAGGACCACTAAAACTAACAAGATCATTTTCCTTTATTGCTGTTCCAGGAAAAAGAGTATCAGTAGCAGTAATAACACTAATACCAGTAGTCTGATTCCTTGCACCAACCTTTGCATCTCCTATGAACCATGATTTTTCTTGTATAGTATCTGCATTAAATGTTCTAGCAAATCCAACATTACCTAAATCTGGACCACCATAGATTGATTTAACATCTTGCAATCCATACGCTGTTATAGCAACAGCAACACGAGAATCTTCTACGCCATTGAAATTAAATGGTTCATTTTGTATAAATTCACCTTTCTTTTCATAAACTACTAACGATGTAGAGTTACTAACTGCAGATTGTAAAAATGCAGTAGCTCCACTATATTTTCCTTTAATGTATGTTGGTACAGTAAGAGTAGTTGCTTCGTTTAAAGTAATATGTGAAAATGTTTGAATATCATATAAAGAAAGATCCCACTGATTAGCATTTAAATTAGTTCTATTATATGCACCAGCATCTAATGAGACATCATAAACTCTAGCAACACCAATTTCAGTACCATCTGCAGTGCGTCTAGTATTATTAATTCTTTGATTTCTTAATGATACAATATAAGTATTACCAATTCCAATTTCTGGTATACCATATGCTCCATTAACTCTAAACTGTCTTCCAGTATTATAACTTATTGCTTCTGCTTCTATAGTTTTTGTTGTTCTTGGTTTTGGACAATCCAAGTATGTAGTAGAAATTGTTTCAACTTCATATCCTTTTACATATGCCTTTCCAGGAGAAATAGCATATTGTGCAAGATCTTCAGATGCTAAAGTTCCTTGATATGAAAATTGTCCTTCTCGATATACACCATTATTACCTAAATTATTATTTAAAGACTCTTTTACTGAAACTGAAAACGGACTAATTGTGTAATCACCAGACTCATCATAAGTTCTACGAGCAATTTCGTCTCCAATTACACTATATTGAGTATTCTTTACTTGAGACTTTAAAGTTCCATTTTCAACTACTGCCAATTCTACAAAATTAGCATCATTAAAATCATCTATTGGTTTTGAATGTAGATTACAAGATATTTGAAGTCTATCTGCACCTGGAGCAGCATAGTTATTAAATCCTTTTGAATTATCTGTTAGAGTTTCATCTTCATCAGAATTAATAACCTTTTCAGTAACTTTTAATCCAACTCTACAAGATGTATTATTATCATATTGACTTAAAACAATTGTCTCATCATGTACATTTACAAAAGTTCCTCTTACAAAATAAACACCATTTGATATTGAAAAAGCAGAACCTTTAGATGATGCACCTGTTGTAATAGCAGAAGCAAAAGATTCACCTGATGGTATAAATGGATTATTTAATGGACCAGAAATAATATCAGTATCTGCTGTTAATAATTCTCCATCCTGAAATTCTTTTACTTCATTACCTTCTATAACACCAGTTGACATATATGAAATATAAAGAGTTAAATGACCTCTTTCCGACTCATCTGATTTTATAATTTTACTAATAATTGCAGTTACACCAGAACTTAATCCAACTACTTTTCTATCTAATAATTGCTCAATATAAAAATCTACAGGGAATCCTAAATGAGTATTATTTATTTCTACACAATGATAATTCTTCGTATATGCAGTATTACCTGGAATAACTTTTGCACCTTCTTTAAAAAAGTGCTGCCCAAACTTGTCAATCTGATTCTGAAGAATAGACTGTAGACCAGTTAATTCTCTTGCCTGAACAGGATAACCTGGCTTAAACAGAACCTTATGATAGTTACTGTCTGCATCGAAATCGTCAAAATATGGCGATACGTTTAGATTGGTTTGTTGAGCCATAGTTAGTTAGAACTGTAATATAACTTTGATGTCTTCTTTTTGGTTAGAAGAACGCTTAATAGCTGGGCGGTTATCAAGGTAAATAATGTTTCCAGAGTATTTTTTAACCTCTGGATTAGACAAACCTTTCGTAAAAGATTGACCAAGGTAATATGTTTTATTATTTATTGAGGTTGAGAGACCGCTAAAGTCTGTTGAGATTGTTAATCCAGAAGTAGTACCAACAATACCAAACGTTCCACCTTCACTAATTGCTGCAGAAAATCTTGTTATCTCATAACCATATTGTGGATTAGTAACTGCAACTCCAGTAACTGTTGATGTAGTTGTAGTAAATCCTGCCATAGTTCTATCTTGCCAGTACTTCAACACACCAGTAGTAGTATCATAATTAATAACTTTACCTATAGCAGTAACACCAGATCCAACGGTTTGAGTAATAATAGAATCTGGAGTAAATGTAGCAGAACTATAACCAGTACCAACTAGACGCATTGCATATGCTGCACTTGCCTTATCGATAGTAAGAATAGAAGAAGAATCGTATGCTTTTGGATTCTCAATAATACCTATTCTAGCAATTTCATTACCAGTTATAAAGTCTGGGTTTTCTGCATCATTTTCAATTCTTGCATACATTAATGCATTAGTAGCACCCAATTCACGGTAAATATCTTTTCCATGACCACCTTGAGGTGGAATAATAACATCAAGAGTTGGCCAAGTATCTGGTGTTGGAACTGAACCAGCAGTTAAATCAACATTACCATAGGTATAACCAGATCCTTCATTAGACAGAGTTACACTTTCTATTGCTGAATCGGAGTTAATTACAACAGTACACTCTGCTCCACTACCATCACCTTTAATTGGAACTCTAGTATAAGTTCTGTTTGCAGTTCCAATACCTGTTCCTCTATTCTTAATAACAACAACTTTAATAGAACCATCTATTGCATTATCTCTAACACCAGCATTATCATTATTAGATTCCCAATCTTTAGGGACTGGCATATAGTCAGTTGAATCAAATTTAATTAAATCAGCTGGTTTAATAGTATAAAGATATTTCCAAATATATCCATCACCACTGGTTCCAGCAGATCTTGGTTCTAAATCTGTAAATGTTGGTTCATCCAAAGATGGTTTTCCGTCTGGAGTCTCTGGAGTTGTACCATTCTGTAGACAAATATAAACTCTATAGTCGCTATTGATTACATAGTAATTTGCTGAATATAATGAAACACCATTTGAATTCTTTGGAACATTAGAAATACTATAATCTGGTCTATAATAATCAAAGGTACTACCAGATGTCCAAGTAACCTTTCTCACAACTTGCTTTACATCACTACCTGTGATTTTTTTAAGACCAATAATAGTATCCCAATAAGCATTGTGCCTATTTAAATTATCAGTAGGACTTGGTGGACTATCATTCCAATCATCAGAAATAGATGTAGGATTGGGAAGACCCACAAAAGCGTAATAGGAATTGACCGAACTAGAAACTCCTGCAACAAAGTTCTTTGCATTCAATATTCTAATTTGATCAGTTATGATAGCAGCCATTGTTTACACAGAGTTTTTTACTTATTTATTAAAGACACCACGAGGATATAGTTGACCTGTGGTAGGTCTTCGACCAGTTAACCATCCAGGTACAGTCTCCTTATACAGAGATGCCGTAGATACACCAATTGAACCAGTAGAACTTAATACTAAATCACCTGGAACACCAGCAACATGAGCATTAAGACTAACATCACCTCTACTAACACTTGGATTCCAAGGTGTAGTTGCTGTATTAATCCCTACATTTGCTGTTGAGGCAGTACCTGTAACAGCAGTAGTTTTTGTCCCAGACAGTGCTGCAGTATAACTATAATTTGCCATTAGGTAGTCCTTGCACAGAATGCGACTCCACGAGTCCTGTTGGTTTGATTATAAGAAGCAGTAATAACGGTATATACTTCACTACCACTAACAGTAACTGTATCCCACATTTGAATCAATGCATCTGGTGAAGCATAGTCAAACTGAATTAATGCAAAGTCGTCTGGTATGTAATAAGGACATGGTATAAGTTTAGTATTAAGAGGAATTCCCTTAATAACTGCACCATAGTTTGCATTAGAATCTACAGCATCTGCTAATTCAGAATTAATTGTTGCACCACCACGACCTCTATTCATAAGGTTAGAAGCAGTTGAGTTGTTTCTATAGTAGATTCCAATCTCTTCTGCACTACCAAATTCGTTTGCAGGAATTGCTTTATAAACAGAATCCTTATAAGGAAGTCCTCTATTATTCGAATCCTGTGGATAGTAACCAAATTCTGCAAGTCTTCTACTTCCATAATAGTAACTTGACTGAACATCACCAATACCCCATGTTCTAAATGTTAATTCAGGTTCAGAAGTTGCTCCTACAAGAATATCAGTACGACCTCCAAGGAACACATAATCTAAATCCCAAATATTATTAGTAAAGTGATGTAAGATATATGTTTGATATTGCTTATCAGTAATATAGTTTGCTGATTTATCTGGATGTCGATATGCCATCACAGCAAAATTAGTATCAATAGAAGATCTGAAGATATTCAAATCTAATTGATAACTATTTGAACTAGCAATAGTTTCACCTTGATGAGTGCCTGTATTATAATCATCATTCGCAGTTGCTGATGTTGCATCATAACGAGCTGAACTTGTAACTGGTGTATGTGGCAAATCTAACAGATAATTACCTGCAAATCGGTTACCATATCCACCCTGTCTATCTTTTGTAGTACTATAAGCATTAGCATCATTTGGATAGAAAGAACTTCCTACCTTATAGATCATCTTTGTATCACTATACATCTGGAACCCATAGAATGTAGTTCCATACTCCTTACTTGTATCAATACCAACTCTTGCTACTGCCCAAGGATAAGTAGCACTATCTGAAATATCTTTCTTAAAGAATGCTCCTGTTGAACCAAATCCTGTTGGTCCACCACCTGAAGTCGTTGCAATTCCAACAGTTATGGTCATATTAGAAGCACCATTAGCACTTCCACCTATTTCTGATGCAGGAATAGTCAGCACTTCTCCAGCAGTATATCCAACACCTGGTCTATTAACCAATACAAATCCTGGTATCGTACCATCACTTGCCCTATCAATATAGAATGACGCACCTGTTCCTATACCTGTAGTTGATTCTTGTCTAACATCATAATATGAGGTTGTAGCACTTCCTATATCGCCACCACCTGAATATGTAGTAATACCTGTTACAATACCACTAGCGGTTGCTTGGTGCCATTGCATAAAGGCAAAACCCTCTTCCAACTGTTGGATAACATCTGTTCGTCCATATCCAGAAGCGAGAGAAATAGTTGTCGTTGTAATCGCCATTTTACAATAGTCTTGTTAAGGTTATTTATTAAAAAATAGTTACACTTCTAATTGAAGTAATGTAATTGAATAATTGAAGGTTGTTGTTACACCAGACTGGTTAGTTATTGCTGCAAACACAGTAGTAGCAGAACCAGCATTTCCACCCAATGCATAAGGTGTAAAGTTTAATGTTGTAGAACCTGCACTAACTGCAGCCTCTGCAATAACTCCATTACCTGGAGTAGGATCTTCTCCTACACTACGAGTAGAATCAGAACTTCTTGATGCATCGTCAGTATATAGTCTTAACCATCCTGCTGTTGATAGTCCGACTTTTATTAGTGCATATGATTTATATCCACTAAATTCAGTATTACCAATACCATTATTGTTAATGGCAGCAGTAGTTCCTGTAAATTCATATCTGGATGTCATCAATCCAGAATTGGTACCAGTAGCAGAGAAAGTAGCAGAAGTTGTTACACCACTGATATTGACATTACTACTTAAGGTAGCAACACCAGAAACTCTCAAATAATCATCAATAACAACTTGACCACCTGCAGAATCTATTGTTAGATTTCCTGAAGCAGTATCAATCTCATTATCACCAGTAACACCAATTTGAATGTTATCAATAGTAGCACCACCGTTAGCATCCAAAGCACCAGTTAGTGTTGTGATACCAGTTGCCTTTAAGTTGGTAAATGTAGAACCTGCGGTTGTATCAATACCAGCAACGTTGTTACCACCTGATGCACTAACAGTTACAATACCAAGATGAATTGGAGTAACAGTTAAGTTATCTGCAAAGTTAATAGTTCCTGCAGTACCTACAGTTGATCCACTATCCTTAACAACAACACCAGAACCAGAACCAGTTACACCAGTCAGTCCAGAACCATCACCAACAAATTTATTTGCAGTAACAATACCAGTAAATCCAGCATTACCATCATTGATACCAATACTGACTGCTGAACCAACTCTTAATCCACCATTTGCCGTAACAATACCAGCAAATGAAGCAGCACCATTAGTCTGTAAAGTAGCACCAGTGCTAACCTTAACTCCTAAAGTACTCGTCTCAAAAGTCTTTGTACCCGCATAGTACAACTCAACATTACTTCCTGCTTCTGCCTTAATCATCGTGGCATTGTTTGCCTGGTTATTGATGAGTAAGTTAGAACTTTGTAGATATAGATTACCAGCAGACTTTGTATCCTTTATGTAACTATGGCTGCCATCATGCCAGATGTCTAGGTCAGCCCCAGCACCGAAGGATAGTTTTGCATCATCCTTAAAGTATGCAGTACTACCAAACCCAACAGTAGCACCTGTACCTGTTATAACTTTTGCATCAAAAGTAGCAGTTGCACCTACACTTATCTGGTTTATAACACTTACACCCGATCCAACCGTGTCAAATTGAGGTAGATCGTTATGGAAAAGAGTTACACCCCCATCATCTTTAAATCTAGCAAGAGTCTCACCAGAACCATAGATGATTATGTCACCCGTTCCAGAGTCTTGGATGTAGCTATCCTGGCCATTATGATATATTTGAAGGTCAGTTCCCGTCCCGAAAATAGCCTTCGCATTGTCAGCAAATTCTAGTTGATTCTGACTCTTATCCCAAAAAATATTAGCACTATCACCAGTAAAAGTTATATCATCATTAAATGTAGCAGTACCTGTTTGATTGAGACTTGAATCTATTGTTGTTATTCCAGTTATCTTTACTGTTCCATCAACGGTTAATCTTGATGATGCAGTAGTTGTACCTACACCAACATTACTTACCGTACTAATACCTGTAGAATTTTCATTAAAATATCCAACACCACCACCTGCAGCAGAATTTATAGTAACAATTCCCGTAGGTCCACCAGTAAGAGTAACATTATCTCCAGCAACAATCGATGTAACAATTCCAGCAAGTAAAGTACTACCACTATTTCCACCACCTCTTAATAGAGCGTAGATCTCATCAAAGTTTGCATTTATTTTTCCAGCAGCAGATCTCAGGCTATCACCCGTCCCGTCATTAGCGGCCGATCCAGTACCTATTCCTTGCTTTGCCATTATCGAATAGTTTTAGTAGAAGTATTTATCATGTTATATTAAGTAGCATAACCAACTGTTCTCAATTTAGGTCTTCTGAATATCATATCACCAGTTGAAATACCAGTAAACCCTTGATCTCCATAATAAGTATATGAATTAGCAGCAATCCTTGGACCTAATACAATCTTACCCCAACTATAATTACCGAAGTAAGCCTGACCATTAGTAGTCGTAGAAATTGTACCTGCATAAACGTTACCACTTGCTTCATTATCTAATGTTAATGATGTAGAATCCATTGTAATTCCACCAGAATCCCAGTTTTCAGTACCAATACCCGTTAGAACTGATGTATGTATTCTAGTAACAGATGTAGTACCTATTCCCAATACATGTCGTTCAATAATATCAGCACTACCAACTTGGAAGATAGCATCAACAAATTGAGTAGAGAATCCAATTACACGGTCATCTATTGATTTTGATGTAAATGGTGTTACACCGATACCTGCACCCGTATCAGCAACTCCAACATTAGAGTTGAAAACAGTGAAATAATCTGCAGTAGTTATACCACATTGAGTTACTGCTGTTCCAGTCATTGCAGCATCTCTTAAATTAGAATCCTCTGGAATGAATAAGTCAAATATTAATTCAGGTCCAGCAGTTGTACTGGTGGTACCAAATCCAACAATTATTCCAGAATCACCATTATAGGAATCAACACTATTATTTTCCCTAGTATATGTAGGTGGACTAATCAAGACTAGTGGATGAGTTGTCTGTGAGTACCCAACACCACCATCATTAGTAATAGTAATTGAAGTAACCACACCAGCAGTAATTGATGCTGTTGCTGTTGCTCTAGCAGTTGTTCCTAATCCAACAGGATTTTGAATTGATACTTGAGGAGCAGATGTGTATCCTCTACCACCAGTTGATATTGCAACAGATATGACCGTAGATCCACCACCAACAAATGAGGTTGCTGCAGCACCAAGTTTATCTGCTTGTGATACTATAGTAACACTCTTCTGGAAATTAGTACTTACTTCACTTTCAGTTTGAGGATCAAAAATTGGCCTTAAATTATCAACATAAGCAATTGTAGTTCCAACACCTACTGGTTGAATTAGATGTGCATATGGGAATATATTAGCATCATATAATTCACGATTCTTTCCAACAATCTTACCATCAACATACTTATCTTCAAGTTGTCTTGTCCAAGTGACAGATCTAGTTAAAGATCCATCTTCACTTAATCCTGGCCCGAAGTAGATATTTGTATCAACAGAATTTGTAGAAGTAACTTGAGAAACTGTTCTCGTATCTTCTTGTATTCCTAATAAATCAGCATTTACTCTTGAATCATATTCTAAACGTAAATCATCACCCTTCTTAACAGTTTCTATAACATCAACATCAACAACGTCACCACCACCAGTTCCTTTATAGAATAGGAACTTCATAGTATCACCCTCATACATTCCATCATCTGTAGGGCCTTTAGGTGCTTCAGTAAAGGTTATCTGACTACCACCATTAAATTCATATCCTTTTCCTGGAACCTGTAAAATATCATTAATAAACACAAGAATAGTATCTTGAATGGATATTAAAGAACCTCTCTTCGCCTGAATTGATAATACTTCACCATTTAAAGTAATTGGGAATGATTTTCTAACACCATCAAATAGTTCAGAGAAGTTATCAAGAACTTGAAGTTGTCCTACTGACCATCCAGTAAATACATCATAATCTGCTTCTTGAACTGTTAATTTAAATTCATTGAAATTAGCACTAGATGTTGTTGGAATTCCTATTGCACCTGTTATTGGTAAAGTTAAAATATGACCAACATTATAACCATAACCAGTATTCTTAATAGTAAAGTCAATAATGGTTGAACCCATACTAACAACTATATCTGCAGTTGCTTGTAATCCACCAGTACCAGGAGAAGTTGAACTATATGCAAGAGGAATATCTGTATATGATAGAGGATCATCAATTACAACGTCCATCTTTCTAGTAACAGATCCACCTCGTGCATATAAATGATGATATTCAGATTTGCCACTATTAACTGTAAACGACTTGGTATCAATTACTGTAAGAACAGTCATTCCACCAGCACCAGCATCAGTACCTCTAGGTGTTATTAATGCTTCCTGAATTACTCCTCCACCTTGATAATATTTCGCAAGTGTTGCTATTCCAGCACTTATTGAAAGTTCTGTAACTGTTGTACCAATTCCAACAACTTCCATACCACGATAGTTGGCAGTTGGTACTCTTGGATAAGTATGGTTTGTAGCATTACCATCCTTGGTACAGTTGAAGGTTAGTGAATCAGTAGCAATCTTAATGCTTCTTCCTTTTCTCAAACTATGACCCATACCAACGTTAAGTACAAGTTCACCAGTTGATGCATTGTATGATGTAGCAGAAGTTCCAGAACCAACAGCAACATCATAATATACAGTTGTTGTTACACCAACATTAAGAGTAATAGTAGTAGCAGTAGTTGCTGCAATTGAAACTGCATTTGCAGATATAGGATCAGTAGATCTTGGATATGCATGGTAACTACTGTTTCCATCCATTTCACATGTGAAGTATAAGGATTCATCTACAAGTCTTACACTTCTTCCAGTTAATAATCCATGAGTATCATCAAGAGTTAATACCAATACTCCAGTTGTAGGTGTATATACCGCATTTGTGACATTATGAGTTACAATCGGAGTTGTTCCAACATTTATAGTAAAGGTATTGGTTGTAAATCCAGTAATTGCAATATTTGAATCATCAGCAATAGGATCATTTGCACGAGGATATGCATGTTCAGTATTGTGCTGATCCATATAACAAGTAAATGTTATTGCACTTGTAGCAATACCAACAGTATTACCTGTGTTTAATCCATGATTAGCAATAGTAAGAGTTAAATCACCAGTTGTAGGATTATATGAAGCATCAGTAGGAGTCATTGTACCAACTCCTGTTGCAGTAACTCCGCCATCAACTGCACTTGCAAATGTGTGGAGGTAATTTCCACCAGATCTTACGCCACCCTTAATTGCATAAGCAAAGTTATGTGTATAGTTACCACCAGAAACTATAGCACTGGTTGCTGCACTAACAAATGTATGTGTATATTGATCATTCTCACCAGCAGAACCAACATTAACAGTAATTGTTGGACTCTGATGAATAAGACCATCTGCCTTCGCTGATACAAAAGTGTGAGTACTTGTATTAGATGAAGGTGCATTAGTTAATACATTAACTCTAAAAGTATTAGTTGTCTTATTTGAAATTGTTAACCATTCACCACTAACAGGATCTGTTGCTCTTGGATATTCATGTTGAGTCTTATGATCATTCTTTGCACAAGTAAATGTTAATGACTTATCAACTAATCTTATCTTATCTCCATTAGAGAATCCATGAGCAGGAACTGTAAGTGTTAATACACCAGTGGTGGGGTTATATGATGCATTTGTTACTGTATATGCTGTACCATCATTTGTAATCTCAACAGAAGTATCATATGCAGCATCTTTTCCATGAGGATAGTAATCGGTAGTAAGACCAGAATGACCAGTAAATGCTAATCCAGTTAAGATAGCAGTATCACCAACTTTCATCTTATGACCAAATCCTAAATGTCCACCAGATGTATAAGTATGAGTTAATGTACTAATACCAGCAGTAAACTTAATTTCAGTAGGACTTGGAATACTTACTATAGTAAATGTATCTCCTGTTGCAGTTTCTTCGTAGAATGAAGAACTTAAATTAGGCCAAGTAGTTGAACCATAGGAAACTCCAGAACGAGCAAGTCCAACATTTAATCCAGCAAGAGTGAAACTTCTACCAACACCAGTAGCATGAGCAATCTTATGAGGTTCTACTAATGTAACTGTACCTACTCCAACTACGTTATCATATGAGAATGTTGTAACTCCTACAGTATTGAGTCCAACACTCACAGTCATAATACCAGTTGCTGCATGGAAAGATGCAGTTGATATTGACATTGAAGGTGCATACTCACAGGTAAATGCTAATCCACTAATCCTAATATCATCACCAACCACTAATCCATGTGGTTTTGTTGTTGTGATTGTAGTAATACCAGTTACTGAACTATATCCAGCATTAGTAATATCTCTTGGAGTATAGATTATTCCAGGATTGGTAATCGCAATTCCAGTTATATTACCATCAACAATCTGTGCTGTACCTATTCCTATAAAGGAAGATCTATCAAGGAAACTTTGAGCATCTAAATTACTTGCTGTCTGAATTGCAACATTAACAGTTTGAAGACCAACTCTATATCCAGAACCAGTATTTCCGATAGTAATATTACTAATAGTACCTGCAGAAGAAACAATTACTGTACCACCAGCAGAGACTAAAGGTTGATATCCAAATCCGTCAGTTGAACTAACAGAAACAATAACACCACCAACAGGAATATTTGCATTATTAGGATCAAATCCAACAGAACTTGCACTACCAGTAAATGAAATTGAAGTACCACCACCAACTTCACTCATAGTATAATTGTTGTTTGCACCTGGTCCTTGGAATACTCCATTTATAATAATAATTGCATTATTAGTAGAAACTCCAGTTACAGATTGCTTATCTACTGTTAGTGGGAATTCCTTATCATATCCAGTAAATCTATTTGAAATATCATCATAAAGATAGTTTGATGTATATGTTTCTTCAGTAGTATCCTTTACACCAGATCTCATAAAGACCCTACCTTGGAAACTAGATGCTGTAGTGATACCTAGGTAATCCCGTTGATCTGGTGGATTTGTTGAAGTACCAAAAGGTTGTGCTCCATGAGGTGGTTCAATGAAATGAATTTCATTATCAACAATATTATAATGACCTCTAATCTTCTGCACTAATGCTCCAGTACTAAATCCTGCTTCTGTAGTTCCTAACCATCCACGTCTAACCTTAATTTGGTTTGTTGATCCAATACCAACAGAAAGTATCTTCATACATTCTATCGTATTTCCACTACCAACTTGAATATAATCTGCTCCTGCAAATGATGATATACCTGTAAATTTAATAACATCCTGTGCCAATGCAGCACTATCTGCTAAAGTTGTAGTAACAGATGTACCAGCAATTGGAGACTGAATCATATTATCAATCAACATCATAACTTTTTGGTTCTGATTTGTTGATGTTAATGAGTGTGATGTTCCAATACCAACAGAAGTAATATCTAACTCAACAGGATTGGATTTTAATGCATCTTCAGCACTTCTTGCAAGTTTGATTATGTTCTCACTTTGCTTAATAACAAAGACTGATGATGGCATACGAGTAGTTGACCCAATACCAGCAAAACTAGTATTTGCAATACTAATAGCATCTGTAGTAAATCCAGTTTTAACACTATACTTAATTTCTTCACCAGTTACAAAGAAATGGTTTGGTATCTCTAATGTGTTATTACTTACATTAACAGTTACATCACTTGATCCATCAAAATTCCTTCTAAAGATATCCTCATTCTTATATTGAAGATTAAATCTCTTCTTAACTGTAGTCTCTGTTCCTTCATATGTTGCACCATTTGTTTCAATAGTTGCATTATTGAATTCCTTCAGTATTTCACCACCTGTCTCTCTTTCTGTAGGAGATACATTAGTGTTTTCCTCAACCCGAAGGGTATTCATAAAGATCTTAACATCAATATCTCTACCAGAAGCAGGTCTATAAGTTATTTCTGTTCTATCTCCTGATCCTCTTCTACCATCAATAGTACCTAAATCAGTGAAAGCAGCACCAACATGAATCTCACCATATTCGGTCATATAGACTGTATCATTTCCATTTTCAGCATAGTCATCAATAATAATACCTTCTGTTAAGCAATGTGAATTAGTTGCCATATCACTTGCTTGAACTATGAAGTATGCAGCATCATATTCATCAGAGTAACTTGCAATACCTACAGCATCAGGATCAGCAGCAGCCTCCATGAACTTACTCTGTGCTTGCATAGATCCATACTGAAATTCATAATCAGTCTGTGATTCGTTCTTATATCCTTCAGTAGAGAATGCTACTGCAATTGCATTAACTCTTGTAGTTGTGAATCCAGCATCAGGTGTATACTTAAGAACAATATCCTGACCATTCATGTGAGAATAGAATGTTCCAATATTACCTGCTGATGAATATGGATCTAGGTAACTATGAATGGTTAATTGTCCAAATTCTTGCCAACTTACATTTGTTCCATCACATATCAAACTTACTTCATCATATTCAACTCTTCCAGTATCAGTTTCGGCAGTAACTAATACTTTAGCGGATCTAGTTCCTGATATATTAGTTCCAACTCCAACAAATCTATAGATCTCATCTGCTGCACCACCTGCTATTTCAACGTTAGTACTTGCAATACTTACTAAAGACCCAATAAAGTCTGTTGATATACCAATTGTTGTACTTCCAATTGAAGCAACAGAAGTCTCAATTCCAAGTACGTTTTTATCAAGGTTATATGAGAATGTTCTTATATTATAATTGTTTACTTCAAACTTTGTTGGGAAGTATCTTAAAATCGTTTCACCACCTTCATAAACATAGTCAAAACTTCCAAGATCTTCAACAGTACTAACATCACCATACTGGTTAATCATGGAGAAACCACGATCAATATCATGTAAGGCATTAACTATCATCATCTGCCTTTCACCACCATATAATCTATCTCTTACATAACAAACAATCTTTTGAGATCTACCATCTTTAGTAGATTGCCTAAAGACATCAGCATATCTTGATGTTCTTGCATTATCATCAAAATCACCACTAATATCATCTACTTGTAAAACTCTGTTTCCAACAGACTGTGCATAATCTGTCAGAATACGATTTTCGAAATTAATCTCATCAGAGAATATTCCATCATCACCAACAAGGTAATTTTCAGTAGCTAAATCAAATGTCTCAACAGTATGTAAACTCTCATAACCATGAAAATCTACAACAACATCAGTTAAAGATGCAACTTCTACTTCTAATTGATTTGGATCATCTGGTTGAGATTCTAATTGTAAGTCACTAAACTTCTTAAATCCTGCAGCATGATTTAATGAACTTACAACATCCTTCCAGTCATCAAAAGTAACTCTAGATTTAATAGCATATGAGAAATTCTGATAATACTCATTATCATGAATTCTTTGTAATTCGTCATTTAAGAATCCTGTTCTATATTCCCAACCATTCTCAACAACTGAATAATAATCTAAATCGTATATTGAATCTGTAGATAATTTGCTAACAATTTTTCCTTTAGAATTTGTTTCTTTAGATTCAATAACAGTACCAACCTCAAATTCTCTATTACTCTCTACTACCAATTCTCCAGTTTCTGGATCCCATTTAAATACACTACCAACTGCTGTTCCATTAGTTACACCTTCTTCAGGATTAAACTGATTACTTTTTATAGTTGAACTAAACTGTGGGAAATACTTCTCTGGAGTTACTATTGCACCAGAATTAACACTAACAAATCTACCAGGTAATTCATTGACATCCTTATCAAGGAAATCTGCCATACTATAAGTTATTGTTGGATATGAACCCAAATTAGTACTAACACCTGTTATGGTGAATAAATTATAATCATAGTTTTTAGAATTATATCCAGAACCAGTTGAACCAAGTCCAACAGCAACGTTTTCAACCATAATTCTATCACCAACTTCTAATACAAAATCTTCAACTCTACTGACTGTATTTTTGTATGTGGCAGTTACTACTTGAGTATTAGCATTGTAACTAAAATCTTTCATCCTAATACCATTAGGATTACCTACAGGTAAAATTGTAGGAGTTGTATTAAATAAACTATTTGTATTTTCTAAAATCTCAACACTTGCTGAAGAAACATTAAGATGATATTTTAAATCAACATCAGTAATCTGTTTCTTTGTTCTATTATCAATAACTACTAGACTTGGTGCTGTATTATATCCTCTTCCTAAAGAAGTAACTCCAATAGACTCAAATCCTGATAATGCCTCTATTTTTAAAATTTGAGGGAATGCAACTTCTGGTCTTAATGTTTTATCTGTAGGATAGTCAAAACCAATATTTTCTATTACAGATTTATTAACTCTTCCTATTGTTTTACTAGTTGCTTCTAATATAGCTCCGCTTCCAGTATCAGAGGTTACTGTAGTAATGCCAGGTACTTCTGGGTAACCACTTCCAGTACTAACAATCTGAACATCAGTTATACGACCATAAGCAGATGTAGAGTTTGTGTCATATTCTAATTGTGATGTAGATCCAGAATATGATTCACTTTCTGGATATTTACCTAGATTATAAGTAAATGTATTTTCAGATTCTAGAAGAATATTAAATCTACCAGCATAATCACTTTCCTTAATAATAATCTGATTATAACCATCAACAACATCATCTATTACAAGATCTTTATAAATTTGAGGGTTTTCTTTTTGATCAACTGGAGATAATTTGTAGTAAAATACATCTGGAGTATTTTTATTAACAGCAAGTGTTACTTTAGCATCTGCTGTTACACCTACAGTACCAGTTCTATTGATATCAAATGTTCTACTTGTACCATTTGTATCATACTTATCAGTATAAGAAGCATCTCTATAAAATTCTAATTCAAATGCTGGATATTGTTCAGAACCTCTTGTATATGATAGAGAAGAATCTGATAAATCAAATGTTATATTAGAATCTCTATAGAAATTTAAAGTTGGGTTAATTTCACAAAGTGTTCCAACATTTGCTGTAGTAAGACCTACAAATCCAGGAATTGTTTTTCCTGTTTCATACTTATCCAAACATAACTTAATCCTATTCCTATTAATAACATAAACATAATATTCTTTCTCATGAACCAATCCACCAGCAGGAGTTGCTGATTTATGAATTACTTTTTGTCCTGTAGTTAAACCATGATTTATGATTTCAATAGAATCTGGAGTTCCTGTTAATGAAGTAGTAGTTGTAACTCCACTTGCAGTAAATCCTAATCCACGAGTAATTACTTTTCTATTTGGTTTATCATATTGTATAGTGGTAATACCAGTATTTCTTGGATTAACTGTAACATTAACCTCTTCATTGTGGTTTAATCCATGAGTACCTGCTAAAGAAACATTTACTCTATTCTGCTCTATAGATCCTTTTATAATATCACTATTATAACTCTTGGTTTTAAAACTATGATAAACACCAGTTCCTACACCAGAGAAATAAACTAAACCAGTATGGGCAGTTGTTGTTGCACCACCAACAAACATTCCAGTTGAACCCATTCCAACCTTAACTGATGATACACCAATATGGTCTCTATCTATTCTAGCAACAAATAATGATGGATATAGATTAAGAGCAATATCTGTACCTACAGCAACATTATTTGCAGCAGTTACAATTCCTATAGAAGTTCCAGTATTTGTATGATATGTTACTTCATCACCAGTTTGTAATGAATGATTTGGTAGATAAATTGTTTGTGCTGGTACAAAAATTGTAGCAATCCCCGCACCAGGATTTTCAAATGTTATGGTATTACCAGATCCTACTACAGTACCAGCAATACCTATAGGAGTAGCAGTTCCCAATCCAACTGATTCACCTGGATAGAAATAATATTCTGTATTAACTTTAGGACTATATGTAGTGGTTATTCCTGTTTTAAAAGTAAATTTTCTAGGAATATCTTTTATAACTGTTGTTGCAGTATGAGATAATCCAGTTTGTGCTTTTAAATCCCTTAAAACTCTAATTCTAGAATTTAATCTATCTACATTTAATACTTTAACTTCCTCATCACCAAAATTACCAGTAGTTAATATACCAGATAAACGTAAAAGATCATTTTCCTTTATTGCAGGATATTGTAAATTTCCCTTTACAGAAAGATACGTAACAATACCAGTAACCCCTTCAGTTCCAATTGCAACTGATAAAGAAAGTTGGTTTGTATTAATACCAACATTATAAGAACCTTCAAGTTTAGAAGAAGTTGTTGATAGTCCAGAGATTGATAAAACTGTATTGTTTATAACGCCATGACTTGTTGTTGCTATTCCAATAAACTCACCTTTTCTACCTGATGGATAAAATTCTACATCGTCCAATAAAACAGGATTTATGCTAATTGTTGATATTCCTGGCCCAGCAACTTTTAAAACTCTTGCAGCAGCAGCAAAATTATGTTCAGTATCTTCTTCAAAAACTACTTTATCACCAACTTGATATTTTGTTCCACCAGTAACAATACCAACTGCATCTATACCACTCTTCTCAACAGATTTAATAATAGAATCTTGAGTACTAAAAGTATATGATTCTTGTACATAATCATATCCACTATTATCTTTATCTAAAGCATATGGGAATGTATTTCTAATCCAATCGGTATCATTTAAGTTTATATCATCTTGGTTAGATAATCTTTCATAATTAAATTTTTCAGGTGCAGCATTAAAGTTTTTTCCAATTAAATATGGGAAAGCAGGTCTCTTATAGTTTATAAATGGTCCAGTACCTTCTACATCCGCTTCAAACGTTGCAAAATATGCATAGGTGCCATTTGGATATTCGGGAGTTACACAGAACCTTCCATTATTTTCATCAAGAATACCATCATCTGTAGAATATGACCACTCAAAATCTTCAACAAAAAATTCTTCTGGGAATACTGTAGTTGGAGGTCTATTTACTTTTACTCCTGCATTCTCTATGTAACCAGATTTCATCTGGGTGATTGTACCACCAGTTCTTGTGGTATATCCATATGGTCCATAAATTGGATGTCCATCATATGCCCATCCGATAATAGGAGAGTGTTTATCCTGACTTATCTCTTGATTATTTTTAAGTGTTAAATCTTTCTTACCATATATTATATCTCCATCAGAACCTGATGTATAAAGAATCTTTCTTAAACTTCTAGGGGCATATGCATAAGAACATTGTAATTCAAATTCTCTATTTGTTGGTCTATCAATAAAGATATCATCATTAAGTAAATTACCAAAATTTCTCTTAAAGTTATTAACTCTCCATTCCTGCACTTTTGGTCTGAATAATACTTTCTTTCCTGATACTTCTGCTCTAACTGTTGTAGTAGATACACCATATCCAATTCCACCCTTATTAACCTTAATAGAAACAATATTACCTAGTGCATCCATTTCTGGGACTAGTTCTGCTCCAGTTCCTAAACCAGAGACTACTATATTTGGTGGAGCATTATAATCTGTTCCACCAAGACTAACACTAACATCTACAATAGATCCATTATGAACTACTGGACTTAAATAAGCACCTCTTCCTTGATTTAAGGTAACATCTGGATTTCTTTCAAAATTAAGTACTTCTGATGCACCGTATCCTACACCATTCTCTGTTAAATGAATTGAAGTTATTTCACCTCGTACAATTGGTTGTGCAATACATTGGAAAGTATCACCCTCTATAGAATTGATACCAACTGTTCCTGTTACCGTAACAGTAATAGGTGGATAATTGAAACTATGAGTTCCTACACCTGTAGATCTAAAGTTTGCCCATTGTTCAGTTCTATAATAAAAATCTTTTACAGTAGTTCCTACACCAACATTTGCTAATTTAAAGGAATCTTTATCAATAACTTTAACATAATAATCTAATGAAGTAGAAAGACCATCTATAGCAGTTCCATCTGAAGAATATTGAACAATTTCTTGATCTCTATAATCATGATCAGGAAGATGTATAATATTCAGTGCAGTATCAACACCAACAGGTTGAAGTGTTCTTTGCTTATTTTCATATCCAGTACCAGGATTTGTAACTTGAATTGTACCTACTACTGCCTTACCTTTTAATGATTTTATAGAATGATATCCTTCACCATAATCTGTAAATCCAGTAGTACCAACACCAGCAATTGCACCATCAAATGAAGTATATAATTTAATATTTTTATTATCAACTTCTCCAACATAATATACTGCTCCAGTATTAAGACCCGCCAATGCCTTTTTACCAAATGTATTATATTCTACTCTCTCACCAGTTCTAAACTTGTGATAAGTGGTAAATCCAATAATAGATGTATCGATACCTATTTGAATTGCTGTAGCTATTCCTGTAGCATCAAAAGTAACTTCATGTGGTTCTGTGCGTATTTTTGCTTCAGCAGTTGCTCCTTCTCCATTACCTCCAGTAATCTTGACTATAGGAACATCAATAAAATCAAATCCTTTATCTAGAATTCTAATTTCTTGAAAACTACCTCTAACTGCAGCATATCCAGTCGCTCCAGACCCAACAGAATCGTTAATAGTTAATATGGGTGGATTTATCACATCATAGTTTTCACCGCCCTTCATGACCTCTATAGAGTCCAATTGGCCTGCATATACAGTGTCCCTAGACTTATAGTTAAGAACCTCTACACCATCAATAAGTATTCCAGTATATCCAATAGGAGTCTCATGAACTTTACCATCCTGAACTGGTTTAGAGATTTTTCTTAATAATTTTTGAGGTTGTATCTTCTTCTCATGAAAATCATATTTCTCAATAGTATTATTATTAATTTCAATATCATCTCCACCACTAGCATTAACTTTAACAAAAATATTGTTGTAAATATTCGGGCGACTCTTTGCTAATTTTACAATATTATCATCTATTCTTTTTACAAAATAAAGTCCTTCATCAAATAATTGACTTTCAATCCATTCTTGATAGATTGAATTACCCTGCCAATCAACAATTGTTGCTGATCCTTTCTCTGGAGTATAATAAACAGCATCTCCAGTATAGAAGTTATGGTCAATACCAGTTGTTAAAGTAATTTCTTCTACTTCATCATTATATTTTCCTGAAATTGTTACCTTTTGATCTCTAGGATTTAACTTCAAACCACCATGAGCAGGTAATGAGTTTGAAGCAACTAAAATAGATTCACCACCAACATAAACATTTTGAATATTAGCAATAAGTCTGTTTAAATCAGAGTGTATGTCTGAATTAACTCTTGAAAAATCTCTACGTACATTTAAAATAGTTGTTGTATCAGAAGGTATACCTTCACCTCTAATTAAGATAGTCCTTGAATCATAACAATCTCTTACTTCATATTGATTAACTAACAAATCATCATTTTTATCATATAGTCTTACATTATCACCAATTCTAAAAATATTAGGATCTTCAGTAATTAACTTATATGTGGAGTTTACTTGATCAACTAATTTTAATTCTCTTATATCATAATTCTGAATTGTGTTAAAAATCCAGTTATTTTGATTAAAACTAGTTCCAATATGACCTAATGACTTAATTTTTATCCTAGAACCTGCATTATAGAAACGAGTATCACTTGGAATTTGTAAATTATTCAATACTGATCTAATTTTTACTCTTATTCCATCAGTTGTTCCTGATCCAGCAGAATATGCATAAGTATCTTGGTCAATAAATGTCCTATCAGTGATAGATGAAGCAATTGAAGTTGGATTAATATCTAAAAACTGGTTAAGAGTTTTATATGCATAGGTTGCAATACCACTTTCACCGTTTGCATAGACAAACGAGAGGGTTCCAGAGTTTGGAAATCCTAATGTTGAGTCTACATCAATGTAAGTTTGACCAATTCCAACGTCACCAACGATAATTGACTTGGCATGAGAAGAAAATTCACCATATAACAACTCTGTAGAACCGTCATGTTGGTTCCAAGAGGTGTCTAAACTGATTTTATAGAAAATATTGGTGTTAATTCCAACATTTATACTCTCTACATGTGATACTGGGGCATATGCTTTCGAAATATTCTCATATGTGTCTTGAAAAAGGGTCTTATTGATTAAATCTATAGGATCACCTAGTACTGATTCAACAATAATGTCTCTTGTTTTCCTAAAATTGGCATTAGAAGCAGAAACTACACGATCTATAGGTCTAATAACTTCTGCTTTTTCGTTAAAAAGTGCTCCAAAGAGGATTTTAAAGGATTCATCAGTACCTCTTGTGGAATAAAAATCTTTAGAATGCTTAATAAATGTAGATTGGTTTAAATTTTCATGTAAATCCTTCTGAATTCCGTATAATAATTGATTTTTTGTCTTTCTTAAAAATTCTTCTAGGAATAAAACGCTTAAATTTTCTACTACAACATCCTCATCATGTGGAGCAGCAGTAGAAGTTGAAAAAATTAAGTCTTCTGGTTCAGAAGGATTTGTAAAAGAGGTAATTCCACTGAATCCTCTTGTACAATCAACAAATTTTACATTAGTTTTACTGTCATATGATATAATTTCATCACCAATTTTGATTAATCCATTATTATCTGGAAATCCATCTGTATTATCAACAAGAATATCAGTTGCAGTTTCTTCAACTCTATTAATTAATGTTGTAGATTTGATAATATTGCCACATTCACTTAATTTAATGTATGAATCAATATTATTAACCAAGTCAATTGGAGCACCTTGATACTCTTGTCCCTTATAATAAGCACTTAAAAATTCACCAACAAGTGGAAAATCTTCCCGAACGTATTCAGGCAGTTGATTTTTTACAATTTTATTAAGCTGAACTTTTTTTAGGGTCATTTGTTATCTTACAATCTTACCTGGGTTATAACTTGGAGTAACGGTGTAAGTTGACCCTGATGGATCGGCACCTGAAGTAATTTCATCAACAATCATATAACAATCACTCTTATCTAATTGTAAATAAAGGTCTTGTAAACCAATAACATCATTAGATTCGGGTATAGCAGAAATTTCCAAAATCTCAACGTTATCTTTAGATTTACCTGATACTATATTTATTGGGTTTAAAGTAATGCGTCCTTTAACATAGTCAATAACACCTATATTACGTCTTACAACATTCGCAGGACCAGCATTTCCTTCTCCTGGTAAAGAAAATAGTGAAATTTTTCCTTTTTTCTTATCTGAATCGGGAACATCAAACAAGTATACAGTATCAACAATATCTAATACCTTAAAACCACTAGATCTAATATTATATCCTTGCATAGAAGAAATATGGAAACGATTACCAAAATCAATCGCATATTCAGCAAATTGATTTGCAGCAATTCTTAAATCACGTCTTATTTGAATAGTGGTGATATTAGAAGAAATTGATTCGTGACTTTGATCAATAATCTTCAAAAATTTACTATATTTGAATCTTGCACCATATTTGTTCAATTCTGCAGAATCAGCATACTTGTCAATGTTAGATTTTACTAAACTAGAGACTGCTGCAACATTTCTTGCTAAATTTACGTTATAATAGACATTACTGACTGTTTCTATGAACAAATACTTCAAATCAAGTATTTCTGGAATAATTCCTGCTACAGAATACTTTTTAAGGTCTCTTTTGATGTTTTCTTTAATAGCATTCGAGATAAAATCACCAGTTCTTGGTTTTATGCTAATAAAGACCTTTCCATACTGCGGAGGAACCAAATCTTCGCCACCATAGACAGAAATTGACTCTGTTTCGGGATAAATCTTGTTTGGAATCAAAATTTCATAGTCATTTGCTGTTAATGCTCTATTTTGAGTTGCATATACCTGTGGAGCATACTTTTTAATGGATTCTGTACTCTCAATTGATTGTCCACCCGATGATGACTCATTTGCAGTCACTAGAGAAATCCCACTAGTCACATTTACAGTAGAATCGTTACGAGTATAGACTAATTTACCACTAAATGAGAAATTTGCTATTCCATTACCACTTTCACCTTTAGTTTTGATATAAGAAACATTAATTTGGTTACCGTCTTGTAAAGCTTTACCAAAAATGCCATCTCCGAAGATTATTTCGTATTGTTCGTCTTCAACTTCTTGAATAAAGTAAATTGGAGATGTTCCAGTGATTGTTGAACCAGAATTATTATCAAAAAGGTCATCTTGACGAGAATATGTCAAAGAAACTGATGATAGAGGACTTGGTTTAACAGAAACTTTAAGTGTTTCTAAATCTATCCCATCATTTGATAAAATAAACTTCTGAAATTTGTTTCTGGAAGAATATACGAAAGATTGCTCAATCATAGTGCCTTCATAAACTTCTACTTCGTCAAATTGAGCAATTCCATCAACAACACTAACAGATTTATCTTCAGTAATACCAAAAATAAAGGATTGACCATTAAATTGTTTACTTGTACTAACAACAGCACCTTTTTTAAGAACTACAGTAGGTGGTGCTGGTGAAACTGATGAAATATCGCAAAAAAAGTTAATTGTTGCTTTTGCTGCCTTTTTTGAACGTGGTAAATATCCAATATTCCTTGCTAATGAGACAACATTCTCTCTTAATGTTGCACTATCGATAAAAACTTCATTAGATACCATATTGGCATTGTATGAAGTAATATATGTGTTATATGCTAATACATTTAATATTGTTGACAGGTTAGAACCCTCAAAATCATAATCCGTAAAGTCTGAATTAGATTTTAAGTAATCTTTAAGAGTAGTTTTGATCTGTTCAAAATCCAGACCAGTAAAATTTAAAAGTGGCATTTATCTAGACGGTAGCAACACGAATTCTAATTGTTGAGGAGGCGTATCTGAACCTTTTATTGAATATACTATGACGGCATCCATTTGATTGTTGTCATAATTGGGTATAACTTCAACATTTATTAAATCAACCCTCGGTTCGTATGTTTTTATCATAAAATCTATGTCATCACGTATTGTGAGAGCAGTTACATCATCAATATTCTCAAATAATGATGCAGAAATTTCTGATCCAAATTCTGGATCAAAAAATTTCTCTCCTTTACGCATAAAAACAAGATTTTTTACAGAACGAGCAATTGCACTCTCATTTTTCAGACCAATCAAGTCATCATTAAGAGGATTACTCCTAAATGACATGGAAAGATCCTTAAAACCCTGTTTTACCCTCTCTAAAGGCATAAAAAAACACCAATTATTAGTTATTTATTACGAATTTTTACCTATATTCTGTAATGACCTCGTAAGATTCAATTTCATTGAAATTTCGGTCATCATCACTCGCTAAACGTTCGAAAAAATCGTTCGAACTCTCCATTGTATCACTCTTTTTAGGTGTTTTTACGTCGTGATTGATTTCACGAAGCATTTGGATTGGTTCAACTGCCATTTTAACCTCCGTAAGGTGGAATTTAAGTAACAAAAAAGGATATCTGGTGTTAATTCCAAATATCCTAGTACATATTGACTATCACTTGTGTTTATTTAGACACCTTTTGTCTCATTTATTGCTTCCACGATGATATTCTTCAATTCTCGGCGTTTTTTCTTTCCGAGACCCGCCCGTGTGTCTATTTGAACCTTAAGCCAATAGACAAATGCAAGAACTAATATGAACTGAATGCCTTCACCCCATGATAAGTTCCATGCCTCATTCAAATCGAGACTCGCTGCTGCTAATAAATTCATTTTCCTTGTCCTCTAGTTCTTTTTTTTGCTTTGTTTCGAGAGGTCGCTGAATATTTGGTATGTTTACCTGCTCCCTGACGAGTTTTTTTGGGGATGGTCTCCACAAATGTAGAAGAACCCCATGATCCTGTTTTAGTTTTAACTGGCATAATGTTTAATGAGGGTTATAAAGGTTTAATAGGTATACTGCTAGAATGATACCTATGATTACTATAAGAACACCATAGGTCATTAATGGAAAAATCATGATAAAGATTCAAGTTTGGTTTTAATAGACTCGTCTGTCGCTTTAATACGATAAGAGACTCCATCTCTTCGAGAAAGTTCGGTGAGAATCTCTGATGCGAGATTCCATAACTCCTCTGTTTTCAATTGTTTGTTAATTTTAAATAACACGAGTCTTTTCGTGCCCTACACGAATACGAGGATCACACCAAATTTCATAGTCTGCATCTTGTGCATCTAAACAGAATGATACGTCTTCACCGCACATATCCTGTACATCACCACTTTCAAAGATTTGCATCTTTGGAGCAAACCAAGGATACTCTAACTTCTCAAAAACGCCGTGCTTAATAAGAACCCAACCAAAACCAGTGTAATCACAAGTAAATGGCTTTCTTCTTTTCGAGATGGTTTCGACGGTCTCGTGATTCATAACACCACCGTTCTTACGGAAATCATCTTCCTCTAACCAATGAGCAACTGAAGTAGTACTACCATCCTCTGTGGCATACCAACCTGCTGCTATTGCCTTTTCCTTCTCTGGGTCTGTGCTGCCATCTTCATTAACAGCATCTGCAGGAAGTGCCATGTCACACAACTGCCAGAACTTGTTAGTGTCAAAGACGATATCACTATCAATCCATAACTGATAATCATATTTTAGTTTGCCATCCCAGGGGATCTGCTTTGGGCCACGTAAAACATTTGCACCAAGTACCTTACAACGTGCAAAGTTTACCATTGATGAGTAATCTTGTGATATCTGAATACTCATTCCATTCTGTACCATGTCAAAGCATAACTGTACAAAATTCTTTAGAAAGATATAAGAGCAACCTCTGCCTGGTAAACAGAATACGATTGCTTTCCCTTTCCATCTTGCTTTGATTGCATCGATGTCCCACTCTGGGGCTTTTGTTTTGGGTGCAACCGTTTTTACTTTAAATCCTTTAGCCATACTGTGTAGCTCGCTTCATTTATTATAATTCAAATCTATGTATATGTCAATGCTCAAGAGCGTCAATACGAATGATCCTCATCTATAGGCAATAACTTTCCTGGCCCACCAAGACCAACTTTAGGGGCGAGTTTCTCATAACTTAAGTCGTCTTGATTATAATCACTACTAATAAGGTCAACCATAACATGTAGTAGTTGCCATTTCTCTTCGAACTCCTCTTTGTTTAGACTATGGTATATACATCTCTCCTTCACGTAGATATGATAAGTTAAATCGTCTATTTCTTGCATGTTATCAGGGGGATTTTATTATATAGAAAAAGAGTAATAAGGCGAAATTTACTGGCCCAATTTTTTTTATATATTGATATCTCTCTCTCGATTTGTCACCTCTGTAGGTTAGGGTTGTTTGCTTTTTTTGAACACGCCCGCCGCCCCCGCTAACACATAAGGCATCAAATCACTGTCAAATACGCATCATTTAAGCACTGTAATAAGCCATGCGTGAGTGTTAGTAACTGTTATGCTACTATGTTATACTTAACCATTATAATATGACACGCAGTTAATGTCAACAACTGTGTGTACCTTGACTGTTACATAGGACTGTTAATTTGTGTTCTCAATGTATACATCACACTGTTCAAAATCATTTAATTCTAATAACTTATTCCAGTTAATATTCTCTGGAATAAAGTCATCATCAACTGACAAATTAAGCGTGATTCTATAACCTTTCTGTGTGTCTGCTAATTGATAGTAAGACATGGCAGATTAGGGGAGAGTTTGTGTATATAATCCATTATAAATCCTTTGTGGAAAAGTGTCAAGTCAGTGTGGATATTTATGTCCTTATGTGTATAAAACTGTAATACTACTAAATGTTATCGAGGCGTGTTGACATTTGGGAGAAAGTGTGATAAACTGCTCGCCAAGATCACTAAAGAAAATGACATTTAAACACTCATAATTACACTGCCTTTACTAACACAAATACTCTCCTATTATTCTCCTTATATAACACATAGTACACAGATTACCTTCTCATTATTAACACTAATTAAAAACGGAATAGAACGCAACCTTATATTTATTCTTGCAATTAGAACGTCATTTATAACACTTTTCCACATATTACACACAGTTTTACATACTTTTCCACAGATATTACACACGCATTGTTGATAACTTATTCTACTAATCATACCCAAACTCATTAACAATTATATCCTCTAATTCCTTCACCTTATTATCACTTATTAGATACAAATATTCGTCAATTATATACTCTAAAAACTCCCTATTTTGCTTCTCATTTGTATTACATATCTGCACTAAATCTGCTGTTAATTCTTGTGCTTTAGGGGGTGTTAATTTGTTGTTCTTCATTGTTAGTTTTCCTCCTCTAATATTGCATCTAACTTATAACAAATAGTGTCTAATTCTTCTACTAATTCTTCATCATTATTGCCCTGAATATACCCTTCTAAACTATAAAGAATAGTCTCTAATTCGTGCTTACTAAATGATAAGTCACTTGGAAGATTTGTCTGTTTCATTGTTAATTTACCTCACTCATTTAATAGGGATTTAAGTTGATTTATCTCTTCTAATTGTGCATAATAATTGTCTGTAACCGATTGTAATTCTGCATAGATTGTATTAATATCTCTAGGTATAATATCCTCACTAATATTACTAAATGCTACGTCCAGATAGTATAAAATAGTGCTGATTTGTGACCCTGTTAAATTACACTTATGAGTCGTATTTAAGTAACGATTCTCATCAGTTTGTGGGACGGATTGCTGTTTATTCATTGTTAATTAATAGTTGTGAATTGTACGGTAAGGTTTATAACAATATTGCTTATCTTTCTCTTCTTGTTTATCACTTAACTGACGTAATTTGTTGCCTTTGATATTCAGTTTTGAGATTAATTGTGTTTTGTTCATTGTTAATTAATATCAGGATCTTGGGGGAATTCGTTTAACTTTATTCGGGACAATTCGTGTATCATAAAATATACTTTCTCTCCACTAATTGTGTGTTCTTTACATACATATTCTACCATATCTTCCAGCATTTCTAATACTTCAGATGCCTCAAATTCAAGTTGTTTTTGTTCATTAGTCATGGGGAAATACGGGGTAGTTTGTGTACTATTTGTTTAGAGATAATAACGACTATTTGTTACAAACTCTATGATCTCTTGATAATAACTATCAGGATAACTACGCATCACTTCTTTACTATCTTTCTTGTAAACTTGTGACGGTTTGTTGTTAGTTTGTGCTTCAGATTTCATTGGAATTGTTGATACTTAAGGGGTGTAAAAAAATCGCTTTCGCATCTCGTTCTGTAAGATTTCACATAATTGAGATACAAATAACATTTTAATTACGGTGAGTTAGTGTATAACAAATATTGATAATCTGCACCTAATTCTGATTTCTCAACTGGTGCAACTTCGCCTGTTTGATTATACCAATCCTCTGCA